AGGTACCCGGCGCCCTTTCTTGTGCCTGAAATCGCGTGATATTCTGCCGGGACTTTCATTGGAGACCCGTCGTGAAGATCCTGATCCCGATCCTCGCCGCCGTGCTCGCCGCCGCCCCGGCCGGCGCACAGACCTTCAACCCCCAGCGCGCCACCACCGAACAGAACCCCGAACCGCGCAAGCTGATGTGCTGGAACGGATCCAGCTATGACCCCTGCTCGGTCGGCACCGCGCCGACGGGCGCGAGCGGGATCGACAACGGGCAGGTGTCGATCGGCACCGGCCCGACGCTGGTGATCGGCGCGCGGGCGGCGCGCAAGCTGCTGACCATCACCACCACCGCCGCCAACACCTGCGCGTTCGGCAAGGCCGGGGTCACGCTGTCGACGGGCTTCGTGCTGCAGCCGGTAGCCGGCGCGACGCTGACGCTGCCCTTCTCCGGTGCGCTCTACGGCACCTGCACCGCCGCGACCACCGTCGCGCTCGTGGAGATCTTCTGATGCGCTGGATCCTCGCGCTCGCCGCGCTCGCCGCCGCGCCAGCTGCCGCGCAGGTCGGCGTCAGCTATCCGCCGGCCCCGAAGGTGGATCTGACCGGGGTCCCGACGCCGGCCGAGGTGAAGGCGGCGAAGGATGCCGCCGATGCCGCCGCCGCCGCCGCCGCGACCGCGGTGAAGACGGTCAACGGTCTCGCGCCCAACGCCGCTGGCGCGGTGACGCTGGCGCTGCCCACCGCGTCGACGACGATGCCCCCGTGCATCTCCGATGCCGGATCCGCCGGCACCGCCGGTACGATGCTGTATGCGCCGTTCAACCACACGCATTGCAGTAAGGCGCGGCGCGTCATCGCGACGACCGCCGCCGATGGTACCTTTCGGTTCGACTATTCGGCGACGCCCTTCACGAATCCGCCGGTGTGCAGCGCCACCGCGCGCGTGCCGACTGGCACCACCGACGTCGTCAACGCCCAGATCGTCGGTGATCCGACCGTGACCGGGGCGAACATTCTGGTGAACCGCGCGCAGCGCAACACGAATGCGCTGCTGTCGCTGACGATCCTGCAGGTGGTGCCGACGCCGGGCGTGACGCGGGTCGACATCATCTGCCTAGAGCCGTGATCGGCTAGACCGCCTTGTATTGGTCGACGTCGTGCCACCACCCGGTTCGGGTCCAGCGCGTCGTCGACCCCTCCCACGTCCCATTGACCAGCTTGCCGTCCATCAGCGCGAGCTCGTATTTCTTACCTTTCGCGCCGGCCGGCGCTTTCCCGGTGCAGCGCTTGAAACCCGGGCGGAGCGGGAACTTCTCCTGCTCCGCCGGGGTGTAGCGGTGCCACGCCGGATCATCCTTCGTCGCCATCGGTCCACCCGAACATCTTGTTGATTTCCGTCATATCGAAGCGTTCACCTCGGTGCGCCGCTCGCGCGGTGGCGATCAGCTGATACCAGAACCGCCAGAAGCGGTCGCGATGATGCTCGGGCCAGTCGAGCCGCTTCCCTTTGCGCATCATGGCGAGGTATGCGCGCCGGCGGGCGCTGCGCGGCGGGCAGAACCGTCGCCAGTGCGTGCTGCACAGCCAACGGTCATCATATGGCCGCGTACCTGCCTTGGTGGTGCGGGTGCAGCCGGGAATGGCGCAAGCGTCCGATTCCTGATGTTTGAAGCAGCGATAGGTGCCGCCCCGAGCGCGCAGATCGGTGCTGGTGCTGGTCAAACCACAGCAGCCGCAGCAGGGGCGGGGGACGATGTCGTATTGCTCCGACACCGCTTCCCATTCGCGCGATCGCAGTAAAGCGAAGGCGCGCTTGTGTGTGGGTGCGCCAGAAGCCCATTTATGGTCGGCAGTCAGCGACCAGACGTAGCCGCTGGCGCCGCCCGGCTTGTGGCAGCCGCCGCGGCCCGGGATCATCTCGGTGTACCACCTTGTCGACAGGTACAGGCCGGTCGCGCGGTGCCGGATGATGACCCCATCGCCGTGCTCGATCATTCCCCGTTGCCCGCGCCGTGCTGGTGCGGGGTCATCAGCTTGGCGAAGAATGCGCGGCGTGGCCCCGATCCCCGCTCGAACAGCGCCGACTTGAACCAAAAGGCTTGCGGCCACGACTTCGGCATCATGCGGCGCGGCCCCCGATGGATCAGCGGAAGGCGGGCGAGCATAATCCGCCCAACCGGCGCGCTGCGGCGAACGTGGTAGCGCGGATCAGGCGACGCCCTGCGTTCGACCCGGCTCACGCTCCCTTCCCCCCGTGCTGGTGCGGGGTGATCTTGCGGAGACGAGCGCGCAACCGGCGGATGCTGGCGCGAAGCGGCTCGATAGCGGCTTCCTCGCATGACAGCGCATAGGCAGTTGCCTCGGCTTCGCTCGCGAACGATTGCTCGCCGCCAACAGCATCGCCGTCACGCTGCTCGATATAGCACGCTGCGTCATCGCGTCCGACAAGCCACGCCATTATGCCTTCCCCCCGTGCTGGTGCGGCTCGGTGGCGAGGGGCCACGGCATTTCGTGGCAATGGCAGCACATGCCTTCGGGATAGACCGAGACGACCGCCGTGCAGACCTTGCAGACCCGCTCGACCGTAGCCGCGTCCAGCCGCTGCGAGGGGGTGGATACAGCGTGCGCGGCACCTTCGCAGAACGCCGCACGCTCGGCTTGCTGATCCTCGCCGGGGTAGAAGTAGCACGCTGCGTCGCTCGCACCGAACGCCGCCATGTCTGCGCGCGTGACGGTATCGTCATGCACCTCCCCCGATACGCCCTGACCGCTAGGTGCGGGTTCGTAGACGCCATGGATCGTTATCGGCTTCGGCTGCGCCATCCGACGATAAGCGTCGCTCCGCGCTTCTGCGATGTGCGCAGGCTCTTGACCGCTAGGTGCGGGTGAGGCGGATAGGGCTGCGAGCGCTTTCAGAGCCGCGTCCGCTGGGATGATCGGGATGCCGTAGCGCGCGGGATCGGACAGCGCCTTGCGGGTCACGTCACGCTGCCATTCCGGCAATGCGGCAATCAGCAGGTCCGTAATCTGCTCAGACGCGAGCGGGGTTGCTTCGGTCACCATGTCCGTAAATCCTCACGGTCCTGTTCGGTCATCGGCTGGAGCAACCAGCGCGCGGCGGCGATCAGGGCGCGGATCACGGCTGCACCGGGAGGAAATAGTTGACGGCGGCGACGCCGATCGCGGCGATCACGGCGAAGCTGGCGAGCGAACCGACGATCGCCCAGAACATCGCGCGCGGAGTCGCAATCGGCTCGCGGGTGTCAGGCTCCGCGCTGACGGCGTCGAGGATGGGGTCGTTCATGCCGGATGTCTCCTGATCTGAAAGCCGGGCGGGAAGGTCGCGAAGTCCTTGAAGGTGGTGGTATATTCGCGCTGTGACAGCTGCTTGAAGAAGACGGGCACCTCGGCGGCGTCGAAGGTGCCGATCAGGCGCTGGATCTGCAGCTGCGGAGGCATCGGGCGCGCCTTGCGTCCACTCTCGCCGCCGATGATCGCCCACTGGAGCCGGTTGACGCGATCGGGATCGACCGGCCGCTTGATGATGCGGCTCGCCCACGCCGCGCGTTCGCGCGGGCTGTAGGAAAGCGACAGCGAGGGCATGATATCGTCGAGCAGCGGTTCGCCCGAGATGCCGATGACCGCGCCGGGCACCGTCAGCAGGTGCGCGACGCGGCGATCGTATTCCTCCTGATTTTCGGCGGTCGTCAGCAGCCAGACGTTCTTCGGCCAGCCCTCGCGCTTCATCCAGTGCGCCGGCACCATGCGACCGACCAGCATCGGGCGCTTCGTGACGAGGATGAAGATGACGTCGGGCGCCGCCTCCATCTCGACGCAAGCCGCGGCGCGCCACGCCGCCTCCGCCTGGTTGTCGAAGAAGTCGGACAGGCTGTTGATGAACACGCGCCGCGGGCGACCGTGCTTCGCGATGAACCGCGCCGCGCCGCGCTGGTACGCGGCGATCTTGCCCCACGACGCCTCGCCGGTGCGCTTCGGCGGGCCGTCCCACTGGACGCCAAAGCGGCGACCGAGCAGCGCGGCATAGCAGTTGTCGCACGCGGCCGAGACGCGCGTGCATCCGATCCACAGGTTGATCGTGCTGTCGGTCCATTCGATCTTGCTGACGTCAGCCATCGTCTCTCTCCGCCGCTTCCTTCGCTTCGACCGCCGCGATCGCCGCATCACGCGCCGCGAGGTATTCGAGATAGCGATCGTCGATCCCTGTTCCCGGCTTTGCCGTGTCATACGCCCTAAACGTATCGAACACGGCGTGATTGAGCGCCTTCGGGACGCGCCGCCAGTGCGGCCAGCACATCAGTTGCCGGGGCTTGGCGTGCGCGGTGCAGCCCGCAATCGGGCAGGGATCACCCTTGCGCCCGGTCACTGCTTCACCTGTGGGTCAACGCGGTCGGCATCCGCCAGCAGCTTCATCGCGACGAGCATGGTCCAATCTGGACGGACGTCACCCATTTTTCAGTTCCTCCTGTGCGGCGTCGCGCGCCAGATTGAGCGGGAGCAGCTTCACCTCGTCACCGCCGGTCTTTCGCGCCATCTCGCGGTATCGGGCGCTGACCTCGGTCATATTGGTCGACTCGTCCGGCCCGTAGCAAAGCGTCTGCCGCCAGTTGACCGGTGCGGGCAGAGCGGTGAAGCCGCGAAAGTTGGCGCGCACGATGTTCAGCCCGCCGTGCCGCATGATCGCGCGCTGCGCCTCGATCACCTTGGCGATCGCCTGCAGGTTCGACGCTATCGACGCATACCGGTCGACCGCGATCGCCCGGCGACCGCCGTCCCACATGAACCAGACGCCCACGCCCTTGTCGACGGGCGCGCCGCCGAGCGCGGTCATGTTGGACGTCATCACCACGTCGCTGACGCGCTTGCCGGTGTCGTTTCCGAAGCGGCGCAGTTCATTCTCGACGTTGTCGCGCGCGCCGGCCAGCGTCGTCTTGAACGTGCCGGCGATCGCGCTGCCGGGCAGGGTGCGCGCGACTCCGTCGGGCCATGCGAGCGGATAGGGGGGGATGTCCGACATTCTACTGTCCTTCCTTGGGCGCGCTGGCCCATTCGTCTTCGGGGATGACGATCGGCGTACTGTCGCTGCGGCGTATGACCATCGCCCAGCGCTCGCCGGCGGCGATCAGGCGCGTCGGCTTGAGCACCGCCGCGCCAACGCCGCCGGCCGCGACCATCCGCCACTCGATCCTGCCGCGGCGGCGCGGCGGTGCTTCGGTCACAGGTTGATGCCCAGATGCGTATCGGCATCGAGGATCAGCGCCATGTGCTCGGCTGCCCCCTTGATGTCGGTCGCCGCGTAGCCGCCAATCTGCAGCATGACCGCGTGCGGTGCGGGCGCACGCTCCTGCCCGGCCCACGGTAGCGAGGTGAACCCGTGCCACGTCTGGCTGGGGTCGAAATGCAACGCCATGCCGGCGCGCAATTCGACCAGCCCCAAGCCAAGCGGCCGGACAGCCTGCGGCGGGGCGATCCCGGTCCAGATCGTGACGTTCTGCTCGCTGAACGGCGCAGTCATAATTGCCGGCCGACCGGACACCTCCAGGACGAAGGTGAAAACGTCGTTCGTGGCCGCGCCTTCGATGCCGCCGCTGTTAATCTGCATCGGCGTGCCGCCGTTGAGCATGGCATATGCCGCGCCCGCCGGCCCGGTAGGACCGGACAGCTGGTCGACCTGCAGCGGACCCTGCGGCTGGCGGCGGAAATAGCGGCGCAGAGCATTCGCGAGCACCGGCGGATGGGCGTGGAACATGGTGGTGGAGAACCACCCGATGCTGACGCCGCTCATACGGTCGTGATCCGCGCGTCGTGGCAGACGTTGAGCACGGTGCTGATCGCGCGCTCGACGTTCGCCTTGCTGACATAGCCCTCGGCGCTGTCGGCGATGATTTCGCCGTTGTGCGCCTTCAACCGCCAGCGCCATTCGGCGGCGCGGTCTTGGTAGATTTCGAACATGAATGTCTCCTGTGACGGACGGCGGATTAGAGCAGCTTGCTCGGCTTGAACGCGATCTTGTCGCGCGCGGCGATCTTGACCGCCTCGCCGGTGCGCGGGTTGCGGCCGATGCGCTCGGCGACGCGCTTCTTCGTGAACGAGCCGAAACCCTTCAACGAGACAACGTCGCCCCGCTGGATCACGGACTGCAACGCACCCACGACCGCGTCGACGCTGCGCTCCGCTTCCGCGCGGCTGGCGAACTGACCCTCGATTTCGTCGACCAACAGCTTCTTCGGCATATGCTTCCTTACGGCGGCGTCATTGTCCCTCCGCGCGCGCCGCCGCCGGCACGCCCGCATCGTCGGATCACTTGGCCGGCTTGAGCGCGTCGCGACGCTGCTGCAGGATCCGGCGGCAGACGTTGGCGATGAACGGCGGCTTTTCCTCCAGCTCGTCCATCGTCTCGCCTTCGAACTTCGTCAGATCGACGATCATCTCGATCTTCGCGACCTTGGCGCGGAAATCGGCGATGTACGGATCTTCGGGATGGTCCTCGGCAGCCTGCACCGGCTCCTGCCCGGCCTGCTGCTGATCGTCGGCACCATCGTCACCGGCTTCGGGGTGCTGGCGCGACATCTCGGCGCCAGCGGCGGCTGCCTCGATCCGGGTGCGCGCCTCGTCCTCCAGCCGCTGCGCCTCGTCGCGCTGCTCGGTCGGCAGCGTCTTCATGCGCCCCTCTTCGTGCTTGAGGATTTGCTCCAGACGCTCGATCGACTTCACCGATTTGAGCGTCCGACGCATACCGCCCATGTAATCGAGCAGGTCGCGCTCGTCCCAGCCGTCGTCTGCCTCGCCGCCGCCGTGATCGTCGTCATTGCTCTGATCGTCCTGCGCCTGCGGCTCTTCGCGGCGCAGCTGCTCGCCCTGACCGCGGCCGTCGTTCGCGTCGGCGTCGACATAATCGGCCTGCGGCACGGTGCTGTTCGCGACCTTGCCCTCCATCTCGTCCGACGTGTAGCTGCCTGCGAGCTCTTCCGGGAAGGCGCGGCGCAGCGCGGCAGCCTCGGCACACTTCTCCAGCATCTGATAGGGCGCCTGGCGCCAGCGCGTGTTCGGCACGCGCAGCCCCTTTTCGCCGGAAAACGTCTCGTCGAAGCGCACCTTCGGCCCGACGAACTTGCACCGCACGCCAGCGACGATCTTGTAGACCGTGAACTGCGCCCAATCCGGGAACTCAAATTCGGGGCAGCTGGCCTCGATAACTTTCGGGTCCTGATTGCGACCGCGACCGGGAATCGACTTCCGCTCGCTGAACGCCTGCTTGCGCGGCTTGCCGAACTCGCATTCGTCTGCGCCGGCATATGTCATCGTCCTCGCAGCGGTGGTGCGCAACTCGCCGATCCCGGGCCAGACGGTCTCGACGTTCCGCCCCAGCTTCGAATTCCACATCGGAACGACGTGGACCGGGCGCTTGAAGACATCGAGGCCGCGAGCGTTGCAATAATCGAGCGCCATCAGCACGCCAGTCACGCTGGTCGCTGACGGGAAGACCGATTCGGTCAGCGCGCGCCACTTGCTCTCGTCCAGCCCGTGATCGCGGCGCGCGATGTCGGGCAGGGGCATCCGCAGCGGCTCGACGACCGTCAGCGCGCGCTGCTCCTGCTCCGCCCTCCGGTCCTGATACTGGCTGTTTCGATCGTTCACCGTCGTCTCCTGTGCTGGCGGTGGCGGCACGTCCGGATCCTCAACCATGTGCAGGCGATCGCGATCGCGAGGTGGAAGAGGATGACGTGCGCCATGCCAATGTGCCTATGTGCGGCGCGGGGTGCCGCGTCGGTGAGATGGTCGTAAACCGTTACGCCCCAACGAGTAAAGGGGTGCCGTGTGAAAAAATAATTTCACATGACCCCTTCCAATGATGGGCCGGATGTGAAATCTGGAGCGTATGGCAGACAGCGAAATCATTGAGGCGTTGGGGGGCACCCGCGCCGTGGCAAAGGCGCTTCGTATGAAGCAGGCGCGGGTGTCCAACTGGAAGAAGCGGGGCATCGCGGTCGAGCACCGCGCCGCGGTGATCCGGCTCGCGCGCCGCAAGAAGCTGACGCTGCCCGAAGCATTCTCGTGATCCTCGCGATCACGGTCATCCTGCACCTGTCGGCATAGCCGTCGGTCGCCGTGCGCGCCGCCGGCGTGCGCGTCTCACAATGGAGCAATCCGCAATGGCAACAACCAACGAGGAACAGGGCGGCGGCGCAGAGCCGCGGGTCACGCCCAAGTTCACCGCGATCTTCGCGATGATCGGCGCCGGTGGCGAAGTCACCGAGGCCACGAAGGCGCAGCAGGAGGCGATGGGTAAGATCGGCGCCGCCTATAAGAAGATCGAAAAGGAACTGCACGGCAACCGCCAGGCGGTCGGGCTGATCCGCAAGCTGGACAACATGAGCAAGGACAAGCGGGACGATTTCATTCGCACGCTGGAGCCGATGCTGGTCGAGCGCGGATACACCCTCGACGCGATCGACCCCGAGGATCTGGTCGGCCAGACGAAGCAGGGCACCGCGCCGCAGGACGATGGCGGTCCGGCCGGTGGCGGCGAGGATGACGACGACGACCAGGAGGATGACTCCGCCGGCGCCGCCACCGCGCCGATGCCGATGACCGACGCGCTCGCCGCCTCGCGCGCGCGCCTGTCGGGCGGTGGTACCGAGCCGGGCACCGAGGGCACGCCAACGGCCGATCTGGGGTCGCGCAAGCTGCGCCAGCTGATCGGCGCGCTTCGCACCAGCCAGACGCTGACCGAGGCGGCGGCTTATGCCGGCATGACGATGGGCGAGGCGCAGAAGCACGCCGAGGCCGAGCAGCGCGGCGAATATGCCGACATCGTGCCGATCACGCCCGGCGCGCGGTCGGGCAGTAAGGGGCGCCCGAAACTCGGCGTCGTCACCGGCGGGGCGAACTGATGGAGCGCCGGGCCTACGCCACCTATGACCTGTCGGGCACGTCGGGCTTCGCGCTCTACCACCCGGATCTTGATGCGCCGATTCATCGGCGGGTCAAGCTGCCGCCGACACGGGAGGATGGGGGCGTCGGCCCGGCGTTCAAGCTGATGTTCGATCACATCAGCTGGGCGAACGCGAACTGGCCGCTGGCCGCGATCGGCTACGAGCAATTCCTCGCACCGTCCGGCGGAAAGAAGGACGATCAGCGCGACTTCACGACGAACCCGCGCACGCTCAAGAAGCAGATCGGCCTGATCGCGATCGTCGAACTGTGTGCCGAAATCCTCGAAATTCCGGTGCATTCGATCAACAACGCATCGTGGCGCCGCTTCTGGCTCGGCTCGCAGCCGCGCGGCACGCAGCGCGATCGCTGGAAAGAACTGTCGGTGCTGAAAGCCCGCGGTCTCGGCTGGAACGTCAAGGGCGACGACGAAGCCGACGCGATCGGGCAGCTGCACTTCCTTCTGAACAAGCTGAACATCCAGCCGCACTACGCCCGCACCCTCACGCAAGAGATGATCCGCATCTGCTATGAATACAAACTCCCCCCCCATGTCTGAGTGGCCGTTTGGCGACCTGCGCATGTTCGGGTACGGGCTGATCCTGCTCGATCCGGCGTGGGCATTCCGCAACTGGAGCGCGAAGGGCGAGGCCAAGAACCCGAGCGCCCACTACGACGTCATGTCACTCGATCAGCTGAAAGCCCTGCCTGTCGGGCATCTCGCCGCGCCGGACTGCGCGTGCGTCATGTGGGGCATCGCTCCCATGCTGGACGTCGCGATCGACCTGCTCCGCCATTACGGGTTCACCTTCAAGACGATGGGCGGGTGGGCGAAGCAGTCGTCGACGGGCCGGAAGTGGCAATTCGGCCCCGGATACATCTTCCGATCGGCGCTGGAGCCGTACATCGTCGGCACGATCGGCTCGCCGCCGGTGCTGGTGCACGACGTCCGCAACCTGATCGTCGCCCCGGTGCGCGAGCACAGCCGCAAGCCCGACGAGATGCACGCCAATCTGGAGCGCCTGTATCCCGGTCCCCGCGTCGAGTTGTTCGCGCGCCAGCGCCGTGCCGGATGGGACAGCTGGGGCAACGAGGCTGACAAGTTTCCGGCGGTGACGGCATGACGCGCCGCCGCCGCCCCGAAGATCAGAACCGCCCGCACACGTTCTGGGATGCGCGCGAGCTCGCGCAGCTGAACGAAGAGATGAAGGCGCTGCGCGAGTTCACGCCGAACAACACCGAGGCGGAGGCGGCGCTGCTCGGCGCGCTGATGATCGACAACCGCCGGATCGAGGACGTCATCACGCTCGTCACCCCCGAGCATTTCTTCGACGAGACGCACGCCCGCATTTTCGAGCGGATCACGGTGCTGCACGCGGCGCAGAAGAAGGTGACGCCGATCACCCTTCGCCCGTATTTCGACGGCGAGGTGATCCCGATCCCGTCGGACGACCAGCGCAGCGTGATCGAGATGCCGCTGGTCAGCTATCTCGCCAAGCTGACCGGTTCGGGCGCCGGCCTAATTGGCGCGCGTGAGTTCGCTATTCAGATCCGCGACCTGGCGCTGCTGCGCGAGATTGTCGTCGGCGTCGGCGATATCAGCGAGGCAGCCCGCAACACGAAGGACGCGATCAACCCGCGCGCGACGCTGGAGATGGCCGAGATGCGGCTGAACCAGATCGGCGAGATGATCCCCGAGGCGAAGGCGACCGGCAGCAAGTGGTCGGCAGGGTTCGACGGCGCGGTGAAGGCGGCGGAAGAGGTTGCCGAGGGGAAGCCGACCGCCGGTGTCAAGATTGTCGGTTACGACGACTGGAACGAGGTCGCCGGCGCGATGGGGCCGGGCGATTACATCGCGCTGGGCGGTCGACCGTCGATGGGAAAGACTGCGGTCGCCTGCGCGGTGGCGGCGGGGTCGGCGATGGCGATGCACGGCACCGACTTCCTGTCGCTCGAAATGTCCGCAGATCTGATCCATCGGCGCCTGCTGGCGCACATGATCTACGAGCAGAACGTGACGTCGGGCTACGAGCAGCTGCAGAAGGGCGTCTTCACGCGCGCCGACCGCGAGGCGATGGCCCGCGCGCGCGAGGCGATCGTCGACAAGCCGCTGTGGGTCGACGACCCCGACGAGATGTTCGTCGAGCAGCTGTACCCGTACCTGATGAAGCGCAAGCGGATGTGGGAGCGCCAGGGCATCGTCCAGCGGCTGTGCATCATGGACTATCTGGAGCGATTCCAGACGCAGCGCCATTTCCACAACCCGGTCGACCGGGTCGGGTACATCTCCGATCAGGTCAAGCGCGCGCTCAAGAAGGCGAAGGTGGCCGGGATCTTGCTGTGCCAGCTGTCGCGCGCGGTCGAGAGCCGCGAGGACAAGCGGCCGATGCTGTCGGATCTGCGCCAGTCGGGGTCGATCGAGCAGGACTGCGACACCGCGATCTTCGTCTATCGCGACGAATATTACCTACGCGCCAGCAAGCCGATCGACGTCACCAGCGCCAAATATCAGGCGTGGGATGACGACTATCGCGCCTCGCGCGACCGGATCGAGTTGTCGAGCAAGAAGCGCCGCGAAGGCGCGCTGGCGACGCGCACCGGATATTTCTTCACCAACGAGCAGGCGATCCGCTCGTCCGACTTTTACGCCTCGGATCTGTTCGGCGCGGCGTCGGATCGCGGTTCGTTCGGCGGGGAGTTCGGTTTCAGCGAGGGCTAGACAGTCGGGCCGCGCAAGGCCCATTACGCGAGCGGCCCGCCCTGTTGGAAGCAGGACGGGCCGAATAGGAACCGGGAGGCGACCCGGCGGAACGAGACGTAGCCATCGTGCCGCAAGGTCGCAAGCCCGTAACGAGGGAAGCGATATGAATAGGAACATGGCGGCGATGCTATGGGCGCATGAGGCGAGGGGGGTGTCCCCGACGGCCTATCGGGTGCTGATCTGCCTGGCGCAGCGGGTCAATTCGAAGCGGCACGATTGGGAAGTGTGGCCGAGCCAGCGCAAGCTGGCGGATCGCGCTGAAATCTCGGTCCCGACGCTGCGGCGCCATCTCGACGAGTTGGAGACGAAAGGCTTCATCACCCGCGAGCAGATGCAGCGCGCGTCGGGCGCCAAGTCTGTGTGCCTGTACCGGCTCAACGTCGGTGTCTCAATCAGCCAGCCAGACGGCTCGTCGGCGCAGTATGACGACGACGAGGAGGCGGGGGGCATGGAAAGATCTGATGGGAGGGGCATGGAAAGACGTGTTTCCATGCCATGCAACACTGTCTTTCCATCTAGTGAACCTCTTAAAGAGGAACACACTGAAAGAGACGAGGAACCCCCTAAGCCCCCAGAGGGGGAAGGGGAGGGGGGCGATCTATTCGGAAAGCCACCTGCGCCGATAGCCATCGACGATCAGCAATTCGCGGATCTGTATGTCGAGATGTGGAACGTCCTGTCGTCGCGCGTACCAGCGCTCCCGGATGCGAAGCCGTTGCGCGAGGCCAACGTCAAAGCGCTGATGGCGCGCTTGCGCGAGGCAAAGGCGGCAAAGTCGATCGACACGGCGCGGACGTTACTCGAATCGCTGCTCGCGCAGTTTGAAGGCTCGCGCCTGTTGCGCGGCGAAGGTGATCGGGGATGGGTTCCGGCGGCTACGTGGCTGCTCGGCAAACAGAATTTTGGAAAGGTGGTCGATGGTTTCTATGTCCAAGACGCAGCAGCTGGTGCCGCTCGACCGAAGCGTCGCGACGAGCGTAGCTACGTTGATACAGCCGAGCGAGTTGGAGAAATTCTGCGTGCTCGCGGACCAGCACCCCGACAAACTGTGCGCGAACTTGCCGGCCTCCCTCCCCGCGGCGCTACCCGCGATCATCGCTGACGCCGCCGCCGCCGTGGCGCCGGCCGACGAAAATGCGCTCCGCGTCGCGCTGACGCGCACGCTGTCGAGCGGCATGGGCGGTCCGATGCCGGAAGGCGAGCGCGAGCAATGGATCCTGAGCCTGATGGACGACATGCGCGACATCCCCGGGGATCTGGCGCTGGAGGCGATCCGCAAGGCCCGGGGGGCGTGCACGCGCGCGGCCGAGGTGTATCCGTTCATCGTCGCATACGTCGAGGATTACCCGGCTCGCCTGCGCCGGCGCCTGCAGCGTCTCGTGCGGCTCGCCGAGGTCGCGGGAGTCGACGTCGAGTGATGGCACCAGCTGCCATCATTCGGGTCGATCGCTTCGCCGCGCTGCGCTGCAGGTGCCCTCAGTGCTTGGTGCTCGACGCACAGCATCCCGGCGAGGGCTATCAGCTGGCGCTGTTCCCGTACCGCATCTCGACAGCGCCTCGCCGCGCGCCGGGCGATCGCGCATGACCGCCGGGTACGAGGGGCGGCTGCGCAAGAGCGAGTGGGACGTTCGCACCATCCCGCTCGTGATTGCGCAGGACATGGTTCAGCGCGAGCATTACGCCGGCGGCGGCGCGAACACGGCAACCTATCGGCATGGGCTGTACGAGCGGTCGAACCCGGCGCGGATTCGCGGCGTCGCGTGGTGGCTGCCGCCGACGAAGGCAGCTGCGCACGCCACCTATCCCGAGGATTGGCAGGGCGTCCTGGCGCTGTCGCGCCTCGCGATCGAACCTGACGTGCCGAAGAACGCCGCGACGTTTTTGCTCGCGCGGTCGCGGAAGATGATCGACCGCGCGCGCTGGCCCTGCCTCGTCACCTATGCCGACGAATGGCAGGGCCACGACGGGCTGATCTACCGCCTCGATGGCTGGGACTTCGTCGGGCGTACCCCGCCGGAAGCGATCTGGGTCAGGGACGGCGTGATGATCGCTCGCAAGGCGGGGCCGAAGAGTCGGACCGTTGCCGAGATGGAGGCGCTGGGCGCGGTGATGGTCGGTCGTCATCACCGGTTGAAATTCGTGAGGACGCTGCCGGGACGCCCGGCGGTCGAGCGCGCACAACGTGACCTGCTGCTCGCATAGCGATAGAAGATCCGCGCCGGCGGTTTCCGGCAACAGGAGAAGAGAGATGGAAAAGTTTGAGCTCAGCGAAAGGCACTCGCAGCTTCTTACCGGCATGATGGAATTGGTCGCGGGCGCCACCGGCGCGCCGATGGCCGTCGTTATTGTCGCGGGTAGCGCCGAGGAAATGATCGGAGAACTGGAACGTCAGATCGCGCAGCTGAGTCCCGCCCACCGGGCGAGTGCCACCCGCGTCGATTTTTCCAAGGCCGATCGCGACTGGACGCCGCCCGCCGGCGAAGAGCCGACCAGCCGCGGCTTCTTCGTGGGCGACCGGGTCATCCACCCGAAGTACGGCGGCGGCATCGTGATCGGGAACATCAACGGTCATACCGAGGTGCGGTTCTACGACGAGGATCGTCGGCATTGCTTCATTGGCGTCGAGGCCGACAAGCTGATGCTCGCCAGCTTCGCCGAGGCGGCGGCGGCGCAGGGCGATAAGGCCGACGAGCGCAGCACGAGGCTGGTCGGTGATCGCCTCTTCGGCCAACTTGCAGCGCTCGACTCGATGGATGGCCTCGTTGAGCGTGCGTTGGCCGTCTTCGCCAAGCACGGCTACAGCGTGAACCTGTCGTTCCATAAGCCGGATCCGACGCCGGATCTTGCACCGACGGCACAACCGGAGTAACAGCGGTCGTCTTCTGTGACGATGACGCGGGGAAGGGCGCTGGTGGCAACACCGGCGCCCTTTTCACATCCCTTTGCCTCGACGATGCAAAACGATACATAGGGGCGTGCCGACACCGATTGATCCGAAGCGCCTGCCAGGGCTGAAAAAGGCGCTGGCCGATTATGGCGAGGACGAATGGGTGCCGCAGCAGCAGCTGGCCGACCTGTACGGCGTCGCGAACAGCCGGTTCACCACGCTCGCGAAGCAGCGCTTCCCCGACTTCCCCGCGTTCGAACGGCGCGGCGACAAGACACACTGGTTCCCCGCCCGTGCGGCGATCAAGTCGATGATCCAGTATATGCAGGATCAGGCGCGCGGGAAGCAGTCGCAGGCGAAGCGCCATTCGCAGGTGATGTCCGGCGTGAAGGAGGTGCAGGACGAGGCTGCCGCCGCCGCGATCGAAGAGACGCCGCTGACCGCCACCGAAATCGACCGGCTTATCACCGCGCAGACGAAGCAGTTCCGGCTCGATCAGATGCGCGGGATGTACGTGCTGCGCGCCGAGGTCGAGCGCGATAGCCGCGCGGTCCTGTCGCTGCTGTCGCGCGAGGTGATGAACATCATCAACGTGCTCGATCCGAACGGCGAGTTGCCGGCCGAGATGCGGAAGCGGATTACTGACAAGAGCCGGGAGGTGCTGTCCAAGATGGCTGACGGCCTCGCGGCGCATCTAAGGGAAGACGATGTCGCACCACCAAACGCTTCGGGAAATGGAGCAATGGCTGACCGGCATTTCGAGCGGCGGCGCTCTGGGCGAGGTCCGCAATCTGTGGCGGGCGCAGCTTGACGCCCTTCGCCCGCCCGAGGACATCAGCACCCATCAGGTCGCGCTCGACTATCGCCTGATCCAGACGGACGGCGGCGGCGCCGTCAAATATCGGCATGATCTGACCCCGCACCTGGAGGATGTGCACAACGCCTGCGACGATCCGTCGAAGCGCGTTGTGGCGGTGAAGGGGCCGGCGCGTTCGGGCAAGACGATCGCGTGGGAGAATTTCCTGCTGAAAGTGGGGATGTTCGGCCCGAGCCGGAACGTCGGCTGGTACATGCACAGCGAGCCGGACGTGAAGCGGTACGTGCTGGAGCGCGTGAACTGGTTCTTCCGCGAGCACGAGCGGCTGGCGGAGAAGCTGCCGAAGCACGGCAAGCCGGCGTGGAATTTCAAATCGGTTGAGGGCAAGCTGTGGGAATGGCTGGCGGCGAACGACAGCACGACCCGCGCGCGCTCGTTCAGCCTTGCGGTGGCCGACGAAATCGACGCGATGCGCCCGCACATCCGTGACGCTATCGTCACGCTGATCCGCAACCGGCAGAAGGAATACGGCAGCGCCGCCAAGATCCTGCTGTCGTCGCACGCCGACGCCGGGCCGCTGTTCGGGATCGACGCGGTGCTGGTCGACTCGGATATGCGCCTGCGAATGTCGCCCTGCCGGTCGTGCGCCAACCTGGTCGGCTTCGCGAAGGAGATTGAGGTCGAGCACGAGCGCGGCCGGCGCGCGCGGTGGAACATCCCGGAACTGATGAAGCTGGGCGCGGGGCTGAGCCGCGAAGATCTGCTCGACATGGTGGAGCATGAGGTGCGGATCATCTGCCCGCATTGCGAGCACAAGATCACGAACGAAGAGCGGCTGGACATGCGCTTCGACGCGCAATGGGTCGGCCGTGGGCAGACGATTGACCGATACGAGAATGTGCAGGGGAAGCTGATCGACGTCGACACCGCCGGGTTCGTCTTCCACGCCTTCGACGCGCCGTTCGACAGCCTCGGCGTGCTCGCGCGGCCGTTCGTCGCGGCGACGCTGTCGTATCAGGAGACCGGCAAGGACGCGAAGCTGAAAGAGGAAACGGTCAAGTCGATCGGCGAGACCTACGAGAAGGAAGAGGCCGGGTCGAAACTGCGCGCGTGGAAGGAGGTCGGGCAGCGGCTGACGGACAGCGGGTACACGATGAAGTGGGTGCCGCGCGGCGTCGATTTCCTCACGCTCTTCGTCGACGTCCAGGGCGATCGCTTCGAACCGGGGGTCATCGGCTGGTCGCGCGACGGCGAAAGCTGGCTGATCGACCGTTTCTCGGAGAAGCAGCTGGAGGGTTTCGTCGACATCAAGCCTGCCGAGCGTCTGTCCGATTGGGACGCGGTCGAGATGCTGCTGGGCCTGACATACCCGATCGTCGGCGGGAACGGGATGCACCTCGGCATCGCGAAGCTGGGCGTTGACACCGGTGGTCGACCGGGCGTGACCGAGAATGCGCGCCGCTGGTTCGCCAAGCTGACGAACCCGGGCCGCGTCGACGGGCGTCCCCCGGTGCCGACGTGGCGGCTATCGCTGCAGAAGGGCGACGCGCACCACAAGGGGGAGTTTCTTGGCCCGTCGCGCAAGATCACGCACGACAAGGCGGATCGCGAGTACGAGGTGCCGGTGCACGAGCGCACGATCAACGTCTTCGAAATTAAGAAGCTGATCGCGTCTCGCATGGAAATTGAGGAACCCGGCCCGCACCGGATGCACCTTCCCGGCGACATCCGCGACGAGCAGGTGCGTGAATTGTGCTCCGAAACGCTGGTCAACGGGGAGTGGATCACGCGCGGCCGCAACGAGCTCTGGGATATCTGGGTCGGGTGCGAGGCGATGCGCCAGATGCTCAACCCCGATGACAGCCGGATCAACTGGGAGCGACCGCCGGCGTGGGCGCGGCCCTTCAATCCTTCGCAGGATCCGACGCAAGGTGGTATGGCGCCTGCACAGTCCACCGATTTCCTTGAGAGGTGGAAGCAATTCAATCGGCGGAGGCGGTGATGAACATCTATGAGGATCTGCCCGATGACGAACTGGACGCGAAGATCGTCGAGTTGCGGGGCAAGATCGAAGAGGTGATGATGGGCGGCGTCGCGATCGTCGTCGCCGGCAACGGACGCCGCATCGAATATGCGCGGGCGAATCAGAGCGGCATCGAGGGCTTGCTGAAAGCCGCCATCCGCGAGAAGCAGGCCCGGGCGGGCGTCCAGGTGAGCGGCGCGATCCAAACCATTTTCCCGTATGGAGGCGACTTTGGCTGCTAAGACCCAGATCGTGAAGCGCGCCGCGCCGGCGGCGGCGACCGATGCCCCCGTCTTCGTGCCGCCGAACGGGGTGCCGCCGGGCACGCTGACGGCGTTCCGCGGCGCGGCGCTTCCCGGCGGGCGGCGCGCGGGGCCGCTCGGTAACGTCGCGTTTCGGCTGGCGAGCGGCAACAAGGAAGTCATCCGCGAGCGGCGTCAGGCGGTCATCAATTCGCGTGAGGCCGATCGCAACAGCACCGTGCTGCGGGCCGGCATCACGAAGCGCGCGATGGACATGGTCGGGAAGAACCTGCGCCTGCAGTCGATCCCGAACCACGATATGCTCGGCATCTCGGCCGACCAGGCTGCCGACATCGCCAACCAGTTCGAACATCACTTCTCGCTGTGGGGCGACGATCCCCGCAAGCTGAACGATGCTACCCGCCACAGCAGCTTCGGCTCGCAGATGTACGAGGTATGCCGCCACACCTACGGCGCCGATGGCGAGGCGGCGCTTATCATCCGCTACAACGAGCGCCGCCGCCGCCGGTACCGGGGCCGATACAACACCTTCGTCGAGGTGCTGGATCCGGATCGGATCAGCAACCCCAATGGTCGACCCGATCGCACCGATTTGTGTCAGGGTCGCGTGCTCGACGAATGGGGCGCATACGAGGGGCTTTGGGTCGAGAAGAACCACCCGTCGGATGCCGCCGGCAAGCGCGAATGGGAATATGTCGCACGCGAGACGAACCGCGGGCGCCCGATCGGCGTGCACTGGTTCCCGCGTCACCGCGCCGGCGCGCAGCGCGCGATGCCCGCGATCCTGTCGGCTCTGCGCGAAAACCGCATGTACGACACCTTCGACCAGAAGACGCTGGAGGCGGCGATCAAGGACGCCTTCATGTCGATCGTCATCACCACCGATGCGACGACGGCGGAGACCCTGACGAAGATCCAAGGCACGCCCACCGGCGGTACGCAGGAAGATGCGTACATGGCGATGATGGGCGCGAAGTTTTCGCTGTACGAGGATTTCAACGCGGAGGGACAGGCGATCCCGGTGATGGGGATCGGCGACAAGATTTCCGTCGAGTCGGCGTCGCATTCGGCGAACAACACCGACAGCTTCCGCTTCGCTTTCGACCGCAAGCTGGCCGCGAACCTCGGCATGTCCTACGCGCGCTATTCGGGCGATTATTCGAAGACAAGCTTCTCGTCGATCCGCGCCGAGTTCATGGACGCGTGGCGCTCGATCTTCGCCGACCGGTACGAATTCTGCTCGTCGGTGCCGGCGCTGCCTGCGCTCGCGCTGATGGAGGAACTGGTTGTCACCGGTCAGATCGACCTGGGGGCTGGCGCGCCCGACTTCTACGATCACATGACCGAATATGCGCAATGCGAATTCCGCGGCCCGGCGATGGGCTTCGTGGATCCGGTCAAGGATCTGACGGCGTCGGGCTTGAAGATCGCACTCGGCCAGTCCAGCCCGCAGCAGGAAGCGGCGGCTGCCGGCGGCGACTATTTCGACAACATCGACCAAACGGCGCGCGCGCAGGCATATGCGAAGCGCAAGCTGGGCCACAAGGTCGACTATTCCGACAAGGGCACCGCGGTCGTCGAGCAGCCCGAGCAGCTGGACCCGAACGCGGATGGCGGTGGCGGCGGCGGAGAGCCGCAGACGGAAGACGAGCAGCAGCAGCGCGAAGAGAAGGACGCACAGTGACGCAGCATCGAAGCCTCGCGGGCGTGACCGCGCAGATCCTCAACCGCCCGTTGCTGGTGACGCCGCGGCACGCCACGCTGATCCTGTCGGCGCTGCGGTCGAAGCTGAACCTCGCGCTGGTCGAGGACGTCGACGGCGTCTCGCTCGACGGACTGGCGATGGACACGATCGCGGCGAACGGCCGCGCCGCCGCCGACGTGCGCCGCGCCGATCGCCAGCGTCGGAAGGTCTTCGACGAGCAGGACGGGATCGCGATCATCCCGGTGTACGGCACGCTGATGAAGAATTGGGGGTTGGACCCCTATTCGGGTTCGACCGGGTACGACGGCATCAAGGCGAAGCTGGTCGCGGCGATGGAGGACGATTCGATCAACGCGATCCTGCTCGACATCGACAGCCCGGGCGGCGTGGTCGCCGGCTGCATGGATCTGGCGGACCTGATCTTCGTCTGCAACGCGAAGAACAAGGGCAAGCCGATCTGGGCGATCGCGAACGAGCAGATGTGCTCGGCGGCATTTGCGCTCGGCTCGTGCGCCGACAAGGTCTTCGTCACCCGCACCGCTGAAATCGGAAGCACCGGCGTGCTGTGGATCTACACGAACGTCGAGGGCGCACTGGAGCAGGACGGTATCAAGGTCCGCATTTTCCGCGCCGGCAAGCACAAGGCGGAGGGCAACGCTTACGAGACGATGTCCGCCGACACCGAGGCCCGGATCCAGTCGGAATTGGACGAGATGCGGGAGATCTTCATCGAGACTGTTGCGCGCGGCCGGGGCACCACGAAAAAAGCCGTTCGCGATACTGAGGCGCTGACGTATATGGGCGGGCACGCACTGGACGTTAAGTTCGCCAACGAAGTTGCGTCCGATGACCAGGTCTGGGCGCAGATGGTGAAGAAGTTTGGCCGCTAGAAGGAGCGTGTATGAGCAAGAGCCGTTTCGCATCGCTGCGAACCCTGATGTCGGGTTCGTCGCTGTCCACCCCGCCCGAGGACGAGGAAGACAACAACACCAATGACGCGGGCGCCGGCGGCGCGAGCGCGGGCAACATCACGGTCGAGGCGCTCGACGCCGCGGTCGCCAAGGAAACCAACGCCGCGCGCAAGGCGGAATCGGATCGCTGGAGCAAGGTGATGACCAGCGACGAGGGCGCCGCGAACCCGAAGGGCGCCGCGCGCCTGCTGACGATGGCCGGTGGCGCATCGAGCGCCGACGAGGTCATCGCGGCGCTGGCCGACATGCCGGCCAGCAAGGACGCCCGCGCGGCGTCCGCGAAGGAGACCGCCCGTCAGCAGCAGCTGGCGAACGACGCCAAGGCGCTCGGCGAGAACGAGGACGCCGACCCCGACACCGGCCCGGCTCTCAGCCGCCCGGGCGCTCGCACCGGCGAGGGCGAGAGCCGCGATCGTCAGGCGCGTCTCGACGCGCGAAAGCAGCGGCAGGAGAAGCGCGGGATCGGCCGGAAGCAGAACTGACCGCCCCCTCATAGTCGAAACCAAGGGAGTAACCCGACATGCCGAAGTACAAGGAAGTCGACCGGGCGCTGAATAGCGAAGCGGTCATCAACGACGGTTCGAAGGAGGCCGCGCACGATCAGGTGCAGCTGGTCGCCAACGCCGTCGGCTATCCGCCCAATTCGCTGATTGCGAAGCTGACGTCGGGTGCCGACGCCGGCAAGTGGGCGGCGTACAACCCCGCCGGGACCGACGGCAGCCAGAACCCCAAGGGGTTTCTCTATGAGAGCCGCCCCGCGTCGACGGGCACGCAGCGCGCCACCGCGCTGACCCGCGCGCCGGTCGAGTTGAACGGCAAGAAGCTGGGCGGCGCCGGCTGGCTCGCGGCGACCGCGCCGCAGAAGGCCGCGGCGATCACGTCGATGCTGACGTTCGACGCAGCCAGCAACACCGGCGGCGTGCGGATCCGCTACTAAGCCGCGACACACGAAACTGACGGCGCCGGTGTCTGGACGGTCGCAGTCGAGCAACAGGAACGAGGACAATGCTCGCTTACGACGTCTTTTCCGATAATGCCTTCCAGGCGACCGAGCTGGTCGAGGCCGTCGGCAACATCGTTTATATCCCCCAGATGCTCAACCAGATGGGGCTGTTCGAAGTCGAACCCCTGTCGACCACCACGGTCACGATCTACAAGTCGAACGAGACGCTGGAATTCGTGCCGACGACCGAGCGCGGCGCGCCCCGCTCGCTGCCGAACCGCGATCGCAAGTTCCTCCGCCAGCTGCAGACGATCAATCTTCGGCAGGAGGATCGCATCAACGCGAACGAGGTGCAGAACATCGTCAACGAGTTCCTGCCCTTCGATCAGGCGCTGTCGAACGCCGAGGACGAGGTCGACAAGCGCATGGCGAAGCTGATGCGCAAGCTGGAGTTCACGCGCGAATATCACCGCTTCATGGCGCTGGGCGGCATCGTGCTGGACGCCGACGGCTCGCTGATCGTCAACTATTTCGACGAGTTCGGCATCACGAAGCCGGCGGCGATCACGTTCGACTTCGCGAACCTCGATCGCGGCGCGCTGCGGACGCGCGTCACGCAGCTGGTCTTCCGCCCGATGATGCGCCAGCTGAATGCCCGGAAGAACCCGAACACGCGCATCGGCGCGCTGTGCTCGGACACGTTCTGGGACAAGATGATGCAGAACCCGGAAATCTACCGGTCGTTCGAAACGCAGCAGCTGGGCGCCGAACTGCGCGAGCAGAAGGCGTGGCAGTCGATCAACTTCGCCGGCGTGGAGTGGGTCAACTTCATGGGCACCGACGACAACACGACGATCGCGATCCCCGACGGGAAGTGCCGCTTCTTCCCGATCAACGCGACCGACGTGTTCAAGGAATATCGCTCGCCGGGCGAGGAATGGACGGCGGTCAATCAGCCGGGGCAGGAATTCTACCCCTACGTCATCCCCGACGTCCGGTCGCAGGTCGGCTACATGGCCTATGTCGACCTGATGCTCGACGCCCACCCGCTGTTCGCGTGCATCGCGCCGGACGTGCTGATGGAAGGCCAGGCGGCGTAATCGCCCGGGGGTGCATCGGAATTCCGGTGCACCCCGTTTTCGTCTGCAGGGGCAGCAGGCACCCGTAGCCAAGGAAGAGGCGCATGAAGAAGATCCGCATGATGGCGACGTCGGCGTTCACCCGGAACATCGCCGGGTCGATCGTCCACGGCGACCCCGAGCATCCCGACAACGACGGCAAGTTCCCGGTGATGACCGAAGAGCAGGCGGTGCTCCTGCTCGACGCCGGCCTCGTCAAGAAGATGACCGCGAAGCAGCGCGCAGCGCTCGACGACGGCGATCTGACGGCGGAGGACGACGATGACGACGACGATGATGATGCTGGCGAGGGCACTGGCAACGTCGACGGCGCGAGCACGGCCGGCACCGGCGCCAGCGAGACGGCGCAGCAGGTCCGCGATCGCCGGACCAACACCACCACGACCGGCCGCGGGAAAAACCAGACCGGGCGTCGGGCACCCGCGCGCGGGAAGGCCCCGACCGCGGGCGAAAAGGGTGGCGCGCCGGCTGGCGGGCATGACACCAACGCCACGACCAACAATGCGACGACCGCGGTCAGCGGCGACGGCACGACGAGCGCGACGAACGAGGGCGCCACGAGCGATCCCGATCCCGACGCGCCCCCGACCGAGTGACGCCTTTCGAGGCGTTGCGCGGTGATATGGACGCCGGGGTGAACAATCACCTCGGCGATTCCATTTTCATCGAGTTCCGCAGCGGTGACACCGCGACGCGGACGGGCTTCCTGACCCTGTCCAGCGACAACCCCAGCAGCGCAGGCATGGACCCGGTTCGCCAGCTGCACCACCTCACGATCGACCGCGCGCAGCTGCCCGAAGGGCCGGAAGCCGTCATGCGCCTCACGCACCCGCTGCTCGGCGGCTGGTACAAGATGGGCACCGGCGTCGAGACCGACGATGGCAATGCCTTCTCGCGGGATCTGCAGAAGGCGAAAGCGCCATGATGCCCTTCAACGAGATCCTGATCGCGCTGCGCGCCGAGCTCGCCGACGCGCTCGCGACCACCGTCATCAACGGGCTGCCGGTGACGGTGCGCTCGTACCGGCACCGCGAGAGCAAGACGGAAGAGCGGCCGTGCGTCGCGATCCGCTACATGAGCAACGACGTGTCGCCGCGCGTCGGCCGACAGGAGACGAGCGCCGGGATGCCGGAAGTCGTCATGGAACTGGCGGTCGACCTGGTCATCGACATGGATCTGCCCGAAGAGGAAGACGATCCCGCGTCGATCGAAGGCGATCCGACCGGGTTCGGCGATCACGCGGCGGTGCTCGCGGTGATCCTCGATCGCCTGATGCCCGGCCCCGACGTGAACGATGGCGAACCGAACACGCTGGGCGGGCGCTTGTGGGACGTCGCCTATGACGGGACGTCGCCGGATGAAGGGGATGCGACGCCCGATGCGGCGCGGATGGAAGAGCGACTTGTGTTGCTCTATCGTGTAAGGGCCGATCAACCAACCGTCCTGCTCAGGAGTTGATATGTCTGACGCTGAACTTCTCGCTCCTGATACGGGGCTGCCGCCGATCCCGTTGCTCGCCAACAGCTATTCGCTGCCCGATCTGATGAAGGCGTCGGATCACGTCGTCGAATTGAAGACCGAGCGTGGTCGCGAAGAGAACATGGCGAACATGGCCGAGAAGCTGGCGCTCAATCAGGACGTGCTGGCTGGCCTGACGCAGCCCGCGCTGCCGCCCGAGCACATCCTTCGCAATGTCGAAGATTCGTCCGGCACCGTCGTGCGCGCGGCGATGCCGATCATCGAGGGCGGCTTCGATGCGCCCGAGCCTGACCGTGATCCGAACGCGGGGATCAGCGACGCGGGCGCGCAGGACGAAGATCTGCCGCCGCGCGAAGATCCGGTCGATCCTGTCGAGCCGGCTGTGTCGGCGGTCGCCGACGAGCCGCCGGCGGACGACCCGGAACCCGCCCCCGCCCCGAAGCCCCGCCGCAAGCGGTCCACCGCCACCAACGACTGACCACCTCCATCCACGAAAGGGATAGCCTGTCATGGCCGGTTTCAAGGAAAACGTCGCCGCCCTCGGCGTCACCATTCAGCCCACGCCGGGCGCATACAACGAACCGACCACCGCGGATCTGATCGCGGTGTCGTCGCCGGACAACGGATCGGACGCGATCACCGGCGAAGATCCCACGCTGACGGGTGCCGTCTGGAGCGCCCCGCGAATGTTCCTCGGCGAGCGCGGGCGCGCCGGCGCCACCTTCGCGCTGCGCGGACCCGGCGGCGGCGCACCGCCCGCGGCGAACGCGAACGTGTGGGGGCGCATCCTCCAGGGGGTCGGCTTCACCGAAATCATCAACCCGACGGCGATCACCGGCACCGCAGCGGGCGGCAGCACCTCGTCGATCGTGCTGGCGGCGGGCGCGTCGCCGATCGACGACTTCTTCATGGGCTACCCGATCCAGCACGCGAACATCGGGTCGGGCCGCGTGAAGGGCACCACGCTGATCCGCGACTATATCGGCTCGACGCGCACCGCGGTCCTGTCGGAGACGCTGGGCAGCGCGATCAGCGGCGGCACCTACACGATCCCGCCGTTCCTCGCCTATGTGCTGTCGACCGCCGCGTCGGTACCGCTGCTGTCGGCGTGCGTCTGGCGGCACAAGAAGGTCTATGGCTATCGCGACTGCGCGGTCTCCAGCTTCGCGATCAACGTGCCGGTGTCGAACGATCAGGCCACCGAGGTGCCGACCGTCGAGTTCAGCCTGACCGGCATCCCGGTCCCGCAGAAGGACATGCTCGCGCCGGCGATCCCGACCGCTCTGCTGACGCCGCCGCCGGTCGCGAAGAACGGCAAGTTCACGTTCAACGGCGTCAAGCGCGGGCACCAGACCCTGCGGATGGAATTCGGCCTGGAGTCGGGCGCGCCGCCGAACCAGAACTTCGAGTCGGGTCAGGAAAGCTACGAACTGCTGTCCGGCTCGCGGACCATGTCGCTCGACCTCAACGAGCAGCTGGTCGCCGATCTGGACATTCAGGCGCTGGTCGCTCAGCAGACGCCGGTGCCGATCCAGTCGGGCTGGGGCACGCAGTCGGGCCAGGCGTTCATGCTCGGCCTGTTCAATGGCCTGCTCGATCCGTTCAACCCGACGCCGCGCAACGGCTTCGTCGGCATCGCCGGCAGCGCGACGCCGAACGATGCGGACCGGGCACTGTCGCTCGTGATGCCGTTCGGTTAAGGAGGGGGCGTCAGCATCGCGCGACGCCCGACCAAACGACGCCCGGCAGGGCACAGGGGGCCGGTCTCGCAAGAGGCTGGCCCTTTCGTTTGGAGAAGAGACCAATGCCCATTCCGCTTTCGGCCCGAGCGCCGATCCCCTTCACGCCGCCGGCGCTGGCGAACCGTAACCGCGAAGAGAACGTGGCGCGCGAGGCGCGCGGTGAGAAGCCGCTGGAGCCGGTGAAGATCATCATCCGCGTGCCGACCATGTACGAGCGCGACAGCTTCGCCTCGGCGCTGGTGCGCGGCGGCGTCGTCAACTATTCGCGCCGCCAGATCCGCGAGATGATGCTGGCAGGCGTCGCGTACCTGCGCCCGAAGGAGGATTTCGACGAACTGCAGGAGCGGCTGGCGCAGCTGTGGGCGTGGGAGGACGCGCAGAAGAAGTGCGAGAATGATCGCATGGACCGCTACGCCGCGCTGCAGGAGGAAAACGCGCAGCTGCCGGTGAAGCAGCGGCTGACCGAGCAGCAGATCCAAGATCAGGTCGCGACGATCAGGCCCGATGTGGAAATGCGCGAGGCGGATCGCATCAGCATCAACGCGATCCAGCAGGATGTGATGGCGCGGTACGAGCCGATGATGCGCTGCTTCGCCGATATGGCGGAACACGAGACGCAGCGCCGGTGGATCTGTGTCGAGACCTATGTCGTCAACTGGCAAGGGCTGGAGCACACGCCGGAAGGCAACGGCCACGGCGGTATCGAGCGGCGCGAGGCGGAATGGCTGCGCGCGCAGATCGGCGGCGAGGCGTTCGACCAGCTGGCCGACCTTATCTTCGCGATGCACTGGATCGACGGAGACGAGGAAAAAAACTTGGCATCGCTCATAGAGAGCTCTTCCGCGCTGACTGGTTCGACGCAGCAGGAGACGAAGCCGGCCCAGGACGCCGCCGGTGGGAACTCTATGGGCACGTCTACCACGAAGACCCGCGCAACCGCCTCACGGAAAACGACCGGCTCGTCGTCCGGACGTGGGAAGCGCTCCGGGACGAGGACGGCCGCGTCAGGGTCTTCCCCGACGGCCGCGGGCTGATCGACCAGCCGATGAAGCTGCTCGACGCATTCAAGACGCTGCTTCGCTGTCACATCGCCGCCAACGGGGGCGGGTGATGGCGAAGAAGTGGCGCAGGGAGGGCGGGTCGCTCGCAAAGATCGTCCGCACTGACCTGCGCCGGCGCGCGCATCACGCCGCCGACCGCGCGACCCGCTATGCGAAGGAACAGACGCAGCAGCGGATCCGCGGCGCGGGGCTGGGGCGCCTCGCCAATGCCGTTGGCTCGACGTCGTCGTTCCGCGAAAGGGGCTATGTCGCCACCGACAACGCGTGGGGCGCGGTCTTCGCGCGCGGCAAGACAGAGGGCCGCGGCAATCAGGCGCTGCTGGCATACAGCGAGGGGGCGACCATCATGCCCCGCGGCGGCAAGAAGTGGATGGCATTCGCGACCGACGCGATCCCGAAGCGAGCGGGCCGGTACAAGATGACCCCCGCTCGATACAACGCTTCGGGGCTGGTGCAGTCGATCGGCAAGCTGGTCTTCGTGATGGGGAAGAGCGGCCGCGTCGCCTATCTGGTTGCGCGCAACGTTGTGCAGTCGAAGCGCACCGGCCGCATCAAGGCGCCAGGCGCGCGCACACCGCGCGGCGCGGTCGCGAAGAAGTCGGTGGTGGCCTTCGTCCTTATCAAGATCACGCGGCGCGGGCAGAGGTTCAACCAGCCCGCCATCATGCGCGATGCCGCCGCGCAGATCCCGCGCTTCGCTGCGGAATTCAACGCGGGATAGACGCTTGCCGCGCGCCGCGCCGCGCCGCATAGCTGTGTACGGGCAGCGTCCCTCCCTGTGGCGCTGTTGTCGGCCTCCCCGCACCTCTTCTCCGCGGATGGCTGGCTTCCGGTGGCGGCAGCGACCCCCTTGCATCGCCGCCACCGGCCCATGTCTCACATTCGGAAAGCGAGGATCACATGGCCGGGAGCGTCAACAAGGTAATTCTGGTCGGCAACGTCGGGAGAGACCCGGAAAGCCGATCGTTCCAGAACGGCGGCAAGGTCGTGAACCTGTCGATCGCCACGAGCGAATCGTGGAAGGATAAGAACACCGGCGAGAAGCGCGAGAAGACCGAGTGGCATAGGGTCGCGATCTTCAACGAGGGGCTGGCGAACATCGCCGAGCGCTACGTGCGCAAGGGCGCGAAGATCTATATCGAAGGCCAGCTGCAGACCCGGAAGTGGCAGGGGCAGGACGGCGAGGATCGCTACTCGACCGAAATCGTGCTGCAGGGCTTCAACGCGGTGCTGACCATGTTGAGCGACGGCCGCGGCGGCGATCGCGGCGGCGATGATCGCGGATCCGACGACTTCGGCGGCGGCGGCGGCGGGCGCAGCAGCGGCGGGTCGCGCGGCGGTGGCGGCGGTGGCGGCGGCGGCTTCGGTGGCGGCGGGTTTGTCGATGACCTCGACGACGACGTGCCGTTCGTCAGCGCTGATATGCGTTACGAGACGCGGGTCTCGTGATATACGGCGTGCTCCATAGGGAGAAGACCATGCGCAAGATCATCATCGCCATCGCCGCCGCCGGGATGCTCGCCGCTTGCGATCGCGGGCATGACATCGGGATGCCGCCGGCCGGCACGCCGGTGCAGTCGTGCGAGGATCAGCCCCAGCCGTCGCGTCCCGCGTCGGGATCGGTCAACGTCCCGCGGCAGCCGGACTGTTGACGACCGCGCGGCCGATCAGCATATCGGTCGCATCGACGCGCCCCGCGGTGGGGATCGACAGGGTTGGCACCCTCTCGTTGCTGGCTTCACTCACCAGCCGCGTCGCGAATTTCCACCTGCTCGTGCAACGGCGGCTGTCCCGCCGGCGGGAGCGGAGGGGGTAGCCGCCACTACCCCGGGCAGCGCCCCGTCGTCCTTGAAGCGACGGGGCGTTCGCTTTTCTCCCGCTGACCGGCAGCCCGCGCTGCTGTATGACCGCTTCGATTTGGAGGGAGCGGCACATGCCTCGCAGCACGAATGATCCTATCCGCCTGCCCGGCGGCTCGTTTATCCACCCCGACCTTGAGGCGCGCGTGGCCGCGGCGAACGCGCTGCCAGCGGCACAGCGCGATGCGGCTATGTCGAATGCGATCGCAGCGGCAAAGGCATATGCTGTTGGCGCGCCGATTCCGACGCCCACGCCCACACCAGCCCCGACGCCGACCCCTACCCCGGCTCCTACGCCCACGCCCACGCCGGCACCCACCCCGACGCCGACGCCGACGCCGTCCGGTCCCTTCCGCGTGGCAGCCGAAGGCGACAGCATCACGGCAGCGCCGGACAGCTATGCGAACGTCTGGGCTGGCAACAACCCGTCGCTGCCTTTCCAGAACACGGCGATCGGCGGTTCGGTCTTCCGCACAGGATCGACGCCCGTCGTCGACCGGATCAGCAGCGTCCTCGGATTCGGCGCCAATCTCGTCACGCTCCTGATCGGCGCGAACGACTTCAACACCTATGCCAGCGCGCAAGCCTACGCCGACGACGTGTTCACCTACACCGACCAGATCAAGGCATCGGGGGCGAAGATCGTGCTGGGTACGATCCTGCCGCGGACCGGTCGGGCAGGCTGGAACACGGCGCGCGCGGCATTCAACACGATCGTGCGCAACGCGGTTGGCAGTCGCATCGACGGCATCCTCGACTTCGACACGACGCCACTCGGCGTTGACGGCGCGGAGAATGACACCGAGCTGTTCGGCGACGGCCTGCACCCGACATCTGCCGGTCAGGCGACGCTGGCGACGGTTTACAACGCGACCGTCAACTCCTTCCGCGGCATCACCAACGAGCCGATCGGCATGTCCTTCGCCGACAAAACGAATGCTGCGGCGTCGACCGCGCAGACCAGCGACGCGTACACGGTCAGGGGCTTCTACCTCAACGAGACGCGGCCCTATAGCGTGCCGTCGGGATCTTTCGTGTCGAAGAACGGCGGCACGTTCACGAATGGCGGAACCGGCACCGTGAAGAACGGCGATACGCTGGCGGTGCGGCGGACCAGTTCCGCGACCGCAGCCGGCAAGGTGTCGGTGACGCTGACCGTCGGCACCACGACCGCCACCTTCTCGATCACGACCGCCGGCGCTGGCTCGCGCGACTGGACGCCGGCGGATCTGGGGTCGAAGCTGCTCATGTGGCTGAAACCGGAGACGCTGACCGGCGCGAACGACGAAAATATCGACGCGTGGCCGGACAGCAGCGGGAAGAATGTTGCGGTGGCCGGTTACGGCGGCGGCGGGTCGGCGCGTCCGAAGCTACGGACCGCGGCGCTGAACAGCTTCCCGGTGGCATACCTCACCGGCGGCGGCTACTTCCGGCCCGACCCGGCAATCCTCGCCGGGCGCACATCCTCGACGACGATCTTCGTCGCCAGCATCGACAACCCGACGAAATACGGATCGCCGGTCGGCGGCTGGGGACAGGGGGACGACTTCTATCCTTACGATTTCCCCAACGTCTTTTCGTCATACGGGAACGCGGTGCGGCGCGATAACATGGCGTCGCCGGATGCGCTCGACGCCTGGCACATCGGCGGCTTCACGTCCGCGCCGAGCGACTGGCGTTTCGAGGTGAACGGCAAGCTGGTCAAGAATTTCGATGCGAACACGGTCGCGATGGGCACGCTGCCCGAGATTGGGCGAAGCGCCGGGTCGACCGGCAACCTCAAGATCGCCGAGTTCGTCGACTGCACCGGTCTGACCGCCAGCGAGCGCAATTACGTGCAGGGCTATCTGGCGTGGAAATACGGCATGGTGGCGCTGCTGCCATCGGACCATCCGTGGAAGGGGCAGAAGCCGACCGTGTGATGATCTGCCCCGTCGCTTCACGCGGCGGGGCGACACCCTATCCGGGCGCTATGAGCGCTGCCTCGCCTCCTGTATGACGACCCTCGACCAAGAAGGGAGTCAGTCATGCCTCGCAATACGAACGATCCCGTCAACCTGCCGGCCGCAGCGTTCATCCACCCGGATCTGGACACGCGGTTGAAGACGGCCAACGCGCTGTCGGCCGACCAGCGCGATGCGGCAGTATCGAATGCCATCAAGGCGGCTAAGGATTACGCCGCAGGTGCCGACCCGACGCCGACGCCGACCCCCACGCCGACCCCGGTCTCGGTGACGCCGCCTTCGGGCTTCGGATGGGATTTCACCACGCATCCGATCGCGGTGACGAAGCAGGTCAGTGGCACCTTCACGACCACGCTCGATCCGAAGTCCAAGGTGAATGCCGCCATTTTCAGCGGTGCCGAATATTGGGTGGTGCTCGGCAATCCGAACACGGGCGACGCGCTGAGCGAGTCGACCGGCGTCGGCTCGATCGCGGTCGCGCTCAAGAAGCTGAACGACAACACCGCCGTCACCGGCGGGCGGATCCGCGTCAAGGGCGGTGTCGGCAACGGCATCTATGACCTGATGAACGGCGTCAACGACAGCGGCGCGGCGAACGGCCTGACCGGCATCCGTCCGACCAAGCACACCGGCTTCATCGGGTACGGGGCCGCGCGCCCGATCACCGGGCCGATCCGTCTGGGCCTCACGTACACGTCGCAGGGGGACGGCTCGTACACCGCGCCGCGCAACAACGTCGCGCGCGTGCTGGATCTGGCGAACACGAACGCCGCCGGCGATTATGTCGAAATCGTCGAGCGCGCCGACGAGGCGACGGTCGTCTCTTCGAACGGCTTCTTCGTCACGTCGTCGGGCGACACCAACCCGAACCGGCTGCGGATCAAGCGTCCCGACGGCGCACCGGTGACGGACGCGAACACGCGCGTGATCCTGCTGACCGACTGTATGCACATCGGCGGCGCAGCGGTCGACATCTACGTCGAGAATATGGAATTGCAGGGCGGCATCACCGGCGGCTTCAACGCTAATTCCGGTGGCGGTCGCAACCTGGTGCTGGTCGACGTGGCGTCGAAATATTGCGGCAAGCAGGGCGTCGGCGGCAACGCTTTTGCCTTCTCGTCGATCGTCGGCTTTGTCGGCCTGTGGCGCTGCGAGGGCGTGCGTTCGGCGCAGGACGCCATCTCGACGACCGGGTCGTTCTTCATCCTCACCGTCGACTGCAAGGGCCGCGACTGCGGTATGGCCGGCTCGACGTCGAACAACGGCCTGACGCAGCACGTCAACATGATCGGCATCGACTTGAACGGCGAATATTTCCGCAACTCCGGTGGCAACCTGCGCAACATCGGCGATACGCAGGTCTGGGCGCTGGGCACCTATTGTCACGACGATCGCGGCGACAAGATCTTCGCCGGTCCGCTCGATCCCTGCGACTTCAACCTCGGCGGCAACGCGAAGGGCTGGTTCCAGGACATCCGTGCGGCGGGGTCGACCATCTCGCTCGCGACCGACGCCAGCACCATCACCAACCTGCGCAACGCGACGCTTCCGAACCAGAAGCTGACCAACGGGCAGGTCAACACCTACTGATCGCGCGCGGGGGCGGGTTCCTTCCCGCCCTCGCCGCTTTCGGGTAAGGGGTGTGCCCGCGGCACTCGCGCCGCTGGAGACACCCGATGCGATTGAACGTTGTCCCGCGGAACGAGCAGGTGCCCGTCACGCGATGGAAGATCTGGGCGAATTACTCGCCGCAGTTTGCCGACCTGCACTTCAACAGCACCAGCCCCGCCGAGCTCGCCAGTTCGATCTGGTACATCGTCGACCTCGGCAAGAAGCTGAAACAGATGTCGCCGCAGGTGCAGCCGCATTTCAGCGTGCCCGCGCCCGGTCCCGGCCAGCTGGAGGCGATCGTCGCCGGCCAGCACGACGCCATGTACCTCAACCTCTTCCGGTCGATCCTCGCCATCTTCGATCCGACCAGCACCGGTCGCATCCTGATCCGCGCGCTGTGGGAGATGCAGTTCGAATGGCAGAAGAACGCCGCGCGCAACAAGCAGGGTGCGTTCGATCCGCCGCTCTACGTCGCCGCGTTCCGCAAGCTGGTCGCCCTCGCGCGCTCGGTCAGCTCGCGCTTCTACTTCAAGTGGTGCCCGAACCACGGCCGGCACAGTTCGCCATACCCGCTGAGCAACTATTACCCGGGCGATGACGTCGTCGACGAAATCGCGTTCGACTTCTACATGCAGGAGCCGGGCGGCGGGCCGAGCCTCGACTGGATCGTGAACTCGGAATTCGGCGCGCTGTGGTTCCGCGACTTCGCGCGCCTGCACGGCAAGCCGTGGTCGGTGTCGGAACTCGGCGCCAGTGTCGACGCTGGCGCGCCGATCCTGCGCACGTTCTTCGCCTGGCTCCGCGACAACGGGTGCTCGTCGGTCGGCTGGTACGACCGCAGCGAGGACATCGACAGCGAGGTGAGCAACCCCGGCAGCCGGCTCCAGCTGGTCGGTGCCGTCGTCAAGGAATTCGCACGATGAAGACCAAGCTATTCACGGGCGTCGCCGGACTGTTGCTGCTCGGCAGCGCGGCGGCGGCGCAGAACATCACGATCGGCAACACCGGTCCCGACATGGCGGAGGTGCTGAAAAAGCCGGTACCGAAGACGCAGAAGCAATGGTGGCCGTTGTGGCACGAGATGATCGCAAAGCTGCGCGGGCCGATCGTCGGTGACAGCGAGGAACCGGAACTCGGCGTCAACCTCGACAAGATCCAGCCGATCATCCCCAGCCCGGTCGATATCAACACGCTGCTGACGCCTTCGTGGGGCACGGGCGAAATCGCGCCGACCGGCAAGCCGGACGTCGTCGGCGCGTTCCGCTTTATGTGCGCGGCCGGGCAGGTGAACCGCGACGATCCGATCGTCTTCCCGAACCAACCGGGCAAGAGCCACCTCCATCAGTGGTTCGGCAACCTCGGCGGCAAAGCGAGCAGCACCTACAAGAGCCTGCGCACGACCGGCGACACAACCTGCGGCAACATTCTCAATCGCTCGGCGTACTGGATGCCGGCAATGCTGAACGGTCGCGGGCAGGTGGTGCGTCCCGATTACGTGTCCAGCTATTACAAGCGGATCCCGGCTAGCTCGCCCGACTGCAACGGTGTCGGCGAGCGGGCGATGGCACAGCGCTGCACCGGCATCGCGCGCGGGCTGCGCTACATCTTCGGCTACGACATGATGAAGGGCGGCGATCAGGGGCAGCACGGCACCTGGGGTTGCGACGGCCCGACTGCGGTCAAGGGCGCTTTCGCCTCTCTCGCCGATGTCGCCAAGGTCTGCACCGTCGGCAACCGGATCTTCGTGACGCTCGGCGGGCCGACCTGCTGGGATGGCAAGCGGCTGGACAGCCCGAACCACCGCGATCACGTCGGTTCGGTCGGCTATGGCGATTGGGGCTATCCGAAGTGCGACAAGGATCATCCGGTGATGATGCCGGGCTTCCTGCTCGGCGTATTCTGGATGGTTGCCCCGGGCGACGATCCGACCGAGTGGTATCTGTCGAGCGACGACATGACCGCGATGGGCATGGGGCGTCGCAAGGCCGGGACGACCTGGCACGGCGATATCATCGACGCATGGGACGACGAGGTTGAGCAGTCGTGGATCGACAACTGCATCAACAAGCTGCTCAGCTGCAGCGGCGGCGACCTCGGCAACGGCAAGCAGTTGAAGGACACGACCGGCTTCGACTGGACTGCGCATCCGCACCTTGTCGACATCCCGGCAGCCTGATAACGAACGGCTGCCAATGGGGCTTTGCGGGACGGCTGGAGGGGCAACCTTCCAGCCGTTTCGCTTATCCGGTACAGGCGGTGTCTCAACGACGAGGCACCTGTCATGCGCGCGAACCGCTACGTTTCCTATCTCGCTGCGGAAATCGAGCCGGATGCCAACCGGAACATCTCCGAATTCGAGCGGCGCATGGAGGCCGCGTTCGATCGCGTCTCCGCTTTCAACGACCGCGGATCGAGCCGCGTCGGCAGCGCGATGCCGCGCGCGCTGGATCCCCGGCTGCGCGCGAGTGCCGACCAGACGTCGACGGCAATGCGCAAGGTTGCGACCGAGACCGATCACGCACGATCGTCACTGACGCGAGTGGCGGTGGAGTCGAACGTCGCTTCGACGTCGCTCTTCCGCACCGCGCAGGCACTCAATGTCGTCCAGGGGCCGCTCGGTCCGCTCGCCGGCCGTCTGTCGTCGCTGGGTTATATCTTCCGCGACCTCGCCGGGATCAGCTTGGCCGGAGTGCTGGGCGGTGCCGGCGCCTTCGCGATCGGGCAAATCTCGGCCAGCTATCAGCAGGCGTATGATCGCCTGCGCCCGTTCTACGACACGCAGCTGCAGACGAACCGCGCGATGTCGCAGGTCGTCGCCATCGCGCGGGAGACGCGCCAGTCGCTCGACCCCATCGCGCAGCTGTACGGCCGCATCGGATCCGCGGCCAAGGATGCCGGGGTCAAGATCAACCAGTCGGCGCTGACCGAGACCGTCGCCAAGGCCGCACGCCTGTCCGGTGGCGATGCTGACACGCAGCAGGCCGGCATCACGCAGTTCCTGCAGGGCTTCGGATCCGGCACGCTCGGCGGCGACGAACTCAAGTCGATCCGCGAGAACACGTTCCGGCTGGCGAAGGCCCTCGCCGACGGGCTGGGCGTGCCGATCGCGAAGTTGAAACAGCTGGGCGCGGATGGGAAGCTGACGCCGCAGGTCATCGCCGAAGCGTTGAAGCGATCCGCCGACCAGATCGACATCGAATTCTCGCGCCTCGCGCTGCGCCCCGGGCAGGCGATCACGCAGGCGTCGACCAACCTGTCGGTCTTCCTCGGGCAGCTGGATCAGGCGACCGGCGCGACCGTCGGCTTCGCCAAGGGCATTCAGGCGATCGGCAACAACCTCGACGTCACGCTGTCTGCGCTGGCAGGATTCGGCGCGACGTTCATCGCGCGCAACCTGAGCGCGCCGATCGCCGCGGCGTCGACCGCGCTGGCGGGCTTCCGTCGCGAGCAGCAGCTGATCGGCCAGGCGCGCCGCGGTGCGCCGGTGACGCTCCTGACGCCGACCGGTGTGGCGCAGGCGAAGGCGAACACGAATGTTGAGGCGGCGGCGGCGAACCAGCGCGCGGCCGATGCGACGCAGCGCGCCGAGCGCGCGGCGCTCTTCTCGATCGAGCAGCGGTTGGCGGCAGCCCGGGAAATTCTCGCCACGTCGACCGGCCAGATGCGGATCGAGCAGCAGGGCGCGCAGCAGGCGGTGGTGCTGGCGCGGGCGCGGGTGTCCGCGGCCGAGCAGGAACTGGCGCTCGCGCAGCAGACGAGCGCCGCGCGTCGCGCCGGCGACATCGAGAGCGCTCGCGCCCGGGTGAATGCGGCGCGGACCGAACTGCAGGCGGCGCAGTCGCGGCAGGCCGGTGCGGTGCAGCGCGTCGCCGCGGCGAACATGGCGGTCGAAAGCGCCGGCACCGGCCCCGGGTCGCGCGCCGATCGCGCCCGGGCGACCAGCGTCGCGCTGCGGCAGCAGGCGGTGGCCGAGGCCGAACTGGCGAGCGCGCAGGCGGCGACCACGGCGGCGGCGGCGCGCCTCACCGCCGCCGAGGAAGGGCTGGGCGTCGCGCGTGCGGCGCAGCGTGCCCCGACCGCGGCGCTCGCGGCGGCGACGGCGGAACTGACGGTCGCGCAGGAAGCGCTCGCCAGCGCGACGGCTGCCGCCACCGCCGCGGCGACGACGAACACGACGGCGGTCAATGCGCAGGCTGCGCGCGGGATCGCGACGCTCGCGCTGGCAGAGCAGCGGATTGCAGCGGAGGTGCGCGTCGCTGCCGCCACCGCCGCATCGACGGTCGCGAACGAGGCGCAGACGGCGGCTATGGCTGCGCAGGCGGTGGCGCAGCGTGCGTTCCAGGCGGCGACCGCGCTATCGGTCCGCGCGCTCGGCACGCTGCGCGCGGCGGCGGCGGGCATCTCCGCGCTGTTGGGCGGTCCGGTCGGCATCGCGCTGACCGCCGCCACCGTCGGGTTCACCTATCTCGCGACGCGCACCGACGACGCGGCGGATGCGGCCAAGCGCTTTCAGGATTCGCAGGCGGCGCTGGCGGAGAAGCTGGGCACCACGACGGCGCAGCTGATGAACCAGTCGGAGGCGGCGCGCCAGCTGCGCGTGAACCTCGCTGCCGCCGGGCTGGAGCAGGCGCGTCAGGCGCGCCAGTCGGTTCGGGAAAGCCTCGCGGCGTCGCTGGAGACGGCGTCGGCGCGGCTGCGCGTCCGCGGCAAATTCGAGGACGCCGACAAGCTGTCGGGTGCAGCGGTGAACCTGCGCGCAGGGCGCCCGTCCGGCGAGACCTACGAATCGGTGCAGGCAATTCGCAATCGGAACCCCGGCGTCTTCAAATTCGGCAACGGCTTCTTCGGCTCGATCGCACGCGGCACGACGAACCTTCTCGGCGGCAACCCTGAAAATCTCGATACGAACGTTCAGGCGCTCGCGCAGACGGGGCTGGAACTGCAGCAGAAGCAGCGGGATCTGGCGGAGGCGCAGAAGGCGCTGGCGACGCCGCCCGCCAAGCTGCCGCCGATCGACCTGTCCGGTGGCAAGGGCAAGGGCAAGCTGACGACCGAGCAGCTGAAAGCCTATGCGATTGACGCCGCCGATAACGGCACCGCGGTCGCGGAGGCGCGAGCGAAGTATGCGCGCTCGATCGCCGACCTCGACGCCAAGCTGGCGGAGGTGCGCAAGAGCGACAATCCGACCGCGTTCGATCAGCAGTATATCGCTGGCGTCCGCGCGGCGAAGAACGAGTTGACTGCGGTGGAGCGCGCGCAGCGCTCGGCGGCGGCGGGCGCGCGCGATCACAAGAAGGCGATCGCCGAGCAGAACAAGGAACTGGAGACCGCGCGCAGCAACGCCACGAAGCTGCAGGCGATCACCTCGCGGTACGAGATCCCGGAGAGCGGGGTGCGCGGCGGCGAGCGGGACAAGGAAGCGCTCGATAACCTGTTCGTCCGGATCAAGGACGGCAAGTCGCAGATCCTCGACACGATCCAGTTGCTCAACAACGACACGGGCAAGCTGGAGCCGTTCACGCGCGCCGACGCCGAGCGGGTGAAGCGCAACATCGACGAGGGCGTGCGCCGGCCGATCGCCGACGCCATCAAGGAACAGGGACGCGAACTCGAAATCAGCCGGTTGATCCTTGAGGGGCGCACCGGCGAGGCGGATCTGCTGCGGCAGAAGTACGACCTGATTAATCGGGTCGGCAACATCCTGCCGGAAGAAGAGCGCCAGCTGCGCAACAACGCCGCGCTGCAGAAGTCGATCAACGACTCGATCGCGCAGCGCAATCGCCTGATCGACATCCAGGTGCAGGGCTATCGCGATATGCAGGAGGCGGCGACCGCGCTCGTGCGCGCCGCGCCTGATATCGCTGGCGGGCTGGTGCAGGGCGCCGCGGCGCTGACGGGCGCGCTGGTCGGCGGGAAGAGCATCGGCACGGCGCTCAAGCGCGGCGCCGGCGCGGCTGGCCCGGGGCTGGCGGCGATCGGCAACATCGCTGACCAGCTTATGAGCAGCTTCCGCGACGCGGCCGCGCGCAAGCTGACGACGACGCTGTTCGGAGATGCCGAGCAGGATGCCCGCGACAAGATGGTCGGCGCGTTGGAGGATGGATCCGCCTATCTGCAGACGGCGGGCGAGCGGCTGTCCGCGGCTGCCGATAAGCTGAACGGCGCAGCGACGTCGCTAAACAGCCCGGCCAATATCGCGGCGGAGACGCCTGAGATGTCCGCGGCGCGCGCGGCGATCGACGCCGCTCCGCTGGTGCTCGACGCCAGCCAGATCAATCGGACTATCGGTAACGCCTTGAGCGGGATGACCGACACGCTCGACCAGGCGACCGACGATATCGTGGTGGTCGCGAGCAAGGCGGCGGTGCAGGAGCAGCGCCAGAAGAAGGAGGATCCGGTCAAGACGTCGATCGAGGATCGGTTCAACCAGATCGGCAAGGACTTCGCGACCAAGATCTTCGGCGCGAATAGCCCGCTGACTCGCGCGGCGGCGAAGCTGGGCACGTTCATGTCTGGTGCGCAGTATGCGGGGGTCGGTGTCGGGGTATCGCAGCTGTTCGGCGCGAAGGGGTCGTCGCTGGGCGCGGCGATCGGCGGCGGGCTGGGCAAGTCGATCCTCGGCGGCAGCGGTGGCCTGCTGGAGAAGGGGCTGTCCTCCATCTCGACGAAGCTGGGCAGCTTCGCCGGGCCGCTCGGCTCGATCGCCGGCAGCGTGCTCGGCAGCGTCGTGGGCGGGCTGTTCGGGAAGAAGGCGGACCAGAGCAACGCGACGCTGAGCGGTTCGGGCAGCAGCATCACCGGCAGCACCGCCTCGCTCAAGCGCTCGACCGGCGGGCTGGCTGACGGTGTGACCGGCGGGCTGGATCGGATCGCGCAGCAGCTGGGCGGCAGCGTCGGCGGCTACAACGTCTCGATCGGCACCTACGACGGGAAGTACCGGGTTTCGACCAGCGGCCAGACGGGCGAGTTGTCGTTCGGCAAGAAGAACAAGCAGAAGGCGACGCTGGTCGACTTCGGCGACGATCAGGCCGGCGCGATCCAGTTCGCGATCCTCGACGCGCTAAAGGACGGCGCGATCAAGGGCATCCGTGAGGGTGCGCGCCGGCTGCTCCAGCAAGGCAAGGATCTGGACAGCGCGTTGCAGAACGCGGTCGATTTCCAGAACGTGTTCCGCGAGTTGAAGCAGATGCAGGACCCGGTCGGCGCGGCCGTCGACGACCTGAATATGCAGTTCAACCGGCTGATCGACATCTTCAATCAGGCGGGTGCCTCGACCGAGGAATTCGCCGATCTGCAGAAGCTGTACGACCTCAAGCGGGCCGAGGCGGTGAAGGAGGCGGGCAATTCGTCGCTCGACGCGCTGACCGACTTCATCACCGGGCGGACGGCGGGCAACCAGAGTCCGCTGAGCCGCGGCGAGGTGTACGCCAACGCGCAGAAGAACCTTGAGGGGTTCCGCACCGACCTGGCGGCGGGCAAGGCGGTCGACACGGACAAGTTGATCGAGGCGTTGTCGAACCTGCAGGATGCGTCCGCGACGAAGAACGGATCGCGGAGCCCGTTCTATAGCGACTTCGCCGACATCCTCGCGCTGGCCGAGAAGGCGAAGGCGAACATCGAGGGGACGGCGAAGACGCCGTCGAACCTCGCGCCGTCGCCGTTCGCCAGCGCCGCCACCGAGAAGGCGATCGCCACGACCGCCGGCAGCACGGCGCAGATGGCGCAGGACATCTCGTCGCTGTTGAAGGAGGTGCGCTCGTCGAGCGGCGGCGGCGGCGGCGCGATCAACGGGAGCTCGCTCGGCTATCTGCCGTCGCGTGTCGCGCAATACTGATCGGGCATGTATAGCGGGAGGCTCCAAAGCAGGAGCCTCCCATAATGCCCGGTACCCTGGTCTCGATCGACGCTTGGAACCGACGCACCTCCAGCCGTGAAACGGTGCGCGTCGGATCTGCGCTCAACAGCGTCACGCTGGGGTCGGACGGCTTTACGTGGGAGCCGGCGCTGCGCCGTGCGCCGCGGCTGTCGATGCAGCTGGCAGATGCGGACCTGACCGGGGCGGTGCAGGTCGGCCAGGCAGAATTCGCCCTCAACGCGAAGGCGCTCAAGCGCGTCACCGACTGGCGCGACCTCGACTGGAGCGGGTCGACGGTGCGGATCTACAGCGGCGACAGCCCCTTCCTCTCCACCATGAACACCGAACTGATCGGGCGCATCTACAGCGGCGTGACCGATGCGAACACGGGTGTCGCCTCGCTGCAGCTGGAGGCCGATCGCGCGATTGTCGACGTGCCGCTGCTGACCCGCACCTATGCCGGCACCGGCGGAGCGGAGGGCGATCCCGAACTGCGCGGCAACTTCAAGCCGGCGGGCTGGGGCAATCCGATCAACGTGCCGCCGGTGCTAATCAACGCGGCGCTGTTCATCTATCAGGTCGACGCCTACGGCTCGCTGCTCGCGATCGCTGACGTGTTCGAAGATCTGGCGGCGTTCGGCCCATCGCAGGGCGACTATGCGACCTATGATGCGCTGTCGAAGGCGACGCTCGGCGGAGGACAGTGGGCGACCTGCATCGCGCTGGGGCTGTTCCGTCTCGGCGCCGCGCCGACCGGGACGATCACCTGTGACCCTGTCTGCCAATTCGGGCAGCCCGGGGACATGATGCTGCGCTGGCTGCGCACGCACGCCGGCGTCGTCGAGAGCCGGATCCGCGCCAGCACCTTCGCCGCGCTGACCGCCGCGGTGCAGATCATTACCGGCTCGGTACCGCGCGTCTCGCACTGGACGACCGACGAGGGCAACGTGCTCGACCTGATGCAGCGCATGTGCGCCAGCTGCAACGCGGTGCCGCTCCTGCTGCTCGACGGCACGATCGCGGTGTCGCGCGTGATCGGTGGCGGCACCGCGGTGACGCTCAAGCGCCAGGGCGGGACGCCGCCGGTGACGGGCTGGTTGCGGCAGGAGTCGCCGGTGCCGTGGTGGCGGATGCGGATGACCGCGGCGCGCGCCTTCTACGTCAACAGCCCGTCCGAAATCGACTATGAGGACGACATCCGGCTCAAGGGTGGATATTCGGCGGACGAGACATATCGGCAGGGCGACGTCGTCATCGCGTCAGACGGCGCGCAGTATCTGTTCATCAACCCCACGCCCACGAAGGGCACCGCGCCGCCGAACAGCAGCTATTGGGATCTGTACACGAACGCGCCGGACGCCACGCAGATCAAATATCCGAGCGGCTACACGCTGGCGGAGAAAGAGCCGGCGGAGAAGGACGCGACCAGCGGCGCGCCGGCCGGCACGAACGTCGGCGGGATTCCGGCGGAGCAGCTGATCGACAACGTCGCGCGCATCGCCGCCGACGACTGGCTGTCGACCGCCGAGAAGCCGCAGGTCATCTTGGCTTACAAGTCGCTGGAGTCGGAGTGGAACTCGCTCGACGCGCGGTATCGAGCGCTCGGATCGCCTGCCGACATCACGCCGGCGCGCGACGCGGCTGCCACGAAGTTCGGTGCGTTGGGCACCTATCTCGTGAACCTGTCGCCGGGCTGGTCGGACGTGAATTACGACACGCGGATCGTGCCCGACACCTACCGCGCGCGCTGGGGCGAGGCGTATGTCGCGGTCGCCGACTTCAACGCCGCCATCACAGGTCGGAAGGGCGACCCGGGCGCGGACGGGCGCGTCATCACGGTGGCGGCGGCGCCGCTCGGCGTCCGGTTCAGCCCGGAAGGAGCCGTCACCTCGGGGCCGGTGACGTTCATCGCGCAGTTGGTCAACGTGATGGGGCCACCGTCATTCTCGTCGGCGGCTGGGCATCAGCTGTACGGGCAGGCCGGTGTGACGTTCAACGGCAACAGCATGACCATCACCGCCGATCGCATCCGCGACGTGCTGAATTACAACAACATGCAGACGGGCTATGCCACCGAGACGATCATCGCCTCGGCCAGCGGCATCAGCGGGCAGATCACGGTCACGAAGATTCAGGACGGCAAGGTAGGTGCGGACGGGAAGGACAGCACCGTTCCCGGCCCGCCCGGTCGCCCGGCCGTTAACTTCCGGCAGGACGCAACTCCCGTCGGCGCGATGGAAAACGATACGTGGGTTAGGGTGACAGAGCCGAAGACGTGGCGACAATTGATCGGCGGACAGTGGGTGCCGATGCTCGGCGCGGCGTCGAACTTCGACAAGCTGACGGCGGATTATCTGGCGGTCGACCAGCTGTCGGCGGTCTCGGGCAACATCGGCTTCCTCGTCAGCTACAACGGGCTGGGCGGACGCGTCGAGCGGGACGGGAACGGGACGCGGATCTATTACAACGACGGCAGCCCTGCCGTGCAGATCGGTTTCTGATGCTACGGACGTGGGCACCGGGCGGCGTGCCAATGCTGCGGCTGGGCGATCGCATCCTCAAGTTCGTGAACATAGCGTCGATCGGCTGGTCGTACACCGGCGGCGTGCAGAGCGGCTTCATCTCGGTGCCGGAATTCGCGCAGTATCCGCTGAACACGCCGCAGGTCTTCATCGTACAGGGCGGCTTCAACTTCGACGGCGGACCGCCGCAGGTCGTGTGCAATGCGAACGGGGTGAATTGGGCGTATAACATTGCGGATGCAGAGGAACGCTTCCGCGTCAACACCACCTTCGCGTATGGGTTTTTCTGATGGCTGATGCTGTTGTCAACTTCTACGATTCGAGCCGGCGGCTGACCGTTGGGACCGGTTTTCTCGGCTTCGTCTGTCGGCGCACCGGTTCAGGTAAGGCGCTCGCCCGGCAGGGCGGCAATACGAACCAGTCGACAATCCTGATTGACGTCACCGGGTATCAATATCCCGTCGTGCTGTTCCAAATCGCCGATTACGGCGTCGCGTTCTTCAACATCTCCGCCGACAGGAAGACGCTGAACTATGCCAGCGCCGCGCCCGTCGGGACGGACTACAATTATTTCATCTTCGACTGGACGCGCGACCTCGCGCCGACCGCGAACAGCCTGTTCCGGGTGTGGCGAAAGGACCGAACCATCGCTTTCGACAGCGGCTACTGGCCGATGAAGGTCGTCGCCGCGCTCGACGGGGGGCAGGGCGGCGCGGTGTCGGCCACCGGCGACGTCGTCTTCGCGTGCGGCCCGAACGCTTTCGGCGGGCACAACCGGGTCGACAATCCCTACTGCTTCCAGCCGGAACCGGGCGCCGACGACGGCGACCTGACCCGGTGCCGCGACATCCGCGGGCAGATCGACGGCAAGATCTACGGCGGCTATACCCAGAACGGCGGCAAGCGGGCGGTGGCGGCGAACGTCTCGGTCAACGACGTGCTGGGCCGGTTCGGGAACACGGCCGAATACGACAAGGGTACCGGCCGCTGGGAAGCCCCGAACTTTATCTTCGTCGCCGACGTCGGCGGCATCCCTCTCGGACGGACCTTCTTCTGATGATCGTGCTAGATTGGCTCACCGCTGCGGTGATCTGCGTTGCCGCCGATGAAGCGTCGATGATAATCATGCGCCACCGCACGATGCGGGTGGAGACCAGTATGAGCGCCGACAAGCAGCCGGGCACCGACCCGGATCCGTGCCAGAACGACGACGAGGATCCCGTCGACGTGCCGACGACCAACGGCAGCGGAGGTAACGGCCCGCCGCCGCCGCCGGTGGAAGACTGATCGTGGGGCTATCCCTTTGCGTGCCGTGGTGGACACTGCCGATCGCGCTGATCGGGGCGTGCTTCCTCGCCGGGCGGCAGCACGATTGCCGTGCCAAAGGGACAGCTGTCACGCTGCTCGCCAACTGGTGCGCCTGCACCGCGGTCGTCAACTGGACGCATGACGAGTACCCGGTCGTCTGGTTCGCGACCTTCGACTATGCAGCTGCGCTCGTCATCGTGCTGCTGGTGCCGCTCGGCCGGCGCAACCGCACGCGCTGGCAGACGTCGATCGGGCTGCTCTACGCCTGCGAATTCATCGTCCACGGCTTCGTCGCCTGGATTGAAATGTACCGTCCCGACGAGGTACGGGCGGCGCGATATTACGGCTATGACGCCATCTATCTGTTCGCATGGATGCAGGCGCTCGTGATACTGACGTGGGGTGGACGCGGGTATCTTCATCGTCATCGGGTGCGTCGCCGCGTCATGGCATATTATCAGCATCTGCCTGCGCCAGCGCGATCGCGGCGCTGACCAGCCAGCGGGCGAATAGAAACGTCCGATATTGAATATTTATGCTGTCGCGACCTTGCGCTATGAGGTCGCAGGCGGTCCAGATCCGGCGCCGGGTAGGAGTTTATGGATATGGGCACGCCGATGCTGCTGATCGAAATCATCACCATCGAGCGGATCATCGCCGCCGCCGTCTGGAGCATCATCGTTTACGCCGGGCTGCCATGCCTCGCCCGGGTCATCGGCTACGGCGACACGCGCCGGCCGGAAATCACGATGGCGCTTTTCACCCTGATCGGCATCGGTATCCTCACCTTCCAGTGGCGCGCCTTCGCCGGCAAGATCCCGGTCATCGCCGACTATTGGGTCGCGATCGCCCTCGGCAGCTTCTGCCTGTCCGGTATCGGCGTCCTCGCCTCGCGCATCGCGCACGCACCCGAAGAGCACCAGCGTCACATCATCCTCGCGCACACCATCGCCCTCGTGTGCCTTGCGGTCGCGGGCGTCATTGCTGCGTGACGGGTGGAATTTTTCACGCACCTCGCAGAGCCGTGGGTCCAGCTGGCCGTCATCGTCCTGGGTCTTTGGGCTGGCGTCGCCGGCGCATATGGTCGCGAGCTCCACAGCCAGCGTAAGCCGTCGCTCGACTGGTGGATCAGCCGCATCCTGATCCTGCCCATCCTCGGCATCGCCGCCAGCGCGGCCGTCGAACAGTTCAAGTTGTCGCGTCAGCAGAGCGCGTTGCTCGCCGCCATGCTCGCGCTGTCCGGCTATGAGGCGTTGCGCCTGCTGCAGTCGTCGTGGCTCGCGCGCTTCGGTGGCGGCAAAGTCGAGAAGGAGGACGAGCCGATCGCGCCAGCGCCGCGCGAGCCTGCTCCTTACGCCAGCGTGATCGACACCGACGACAAAGGGCGCGCCACGGCGCACATGATGCCGGTTGACCACGAGAAGCCGACGAGCGGCGGCGTTGGAGAAGGACTGCGGGGGGTGTATCAGGCCATGACGAAGGAGGTTCTGCCGGGGGATCTGGCGGACCTGCTCGGGAAGATGGACGGGAGCGATCATGGCAACGGCAACGACGGCGCGGATTCGGCGGTGCAACCGGGAGAGTGAGTTTGCCGTGGCGCAGTCGCCCGGGCTGCTCGCTGTTCGACCCGACGCTAAGCCCGCGGGCAGCGACAATTACACGATCGACAGCTTCTTCGACAACGTGGCGCACGCGCAGGCGATGCTCACCGAGAAGTTCACGATCCTCGCCGCGAACCGGCGCAGCGAGGCAGGCGAGACCTCGACACCGCTGCGCATCGGGTTCGATGTTCCCGTTACGCCGACGCTGCCGAGCGCGCGCATGATCGACAGCGAGGGCGGGCTGGACCGGACGATGCTTATCACCGGCATCGCTGTCGATCTGGAGACCGAGCGAAATTCGATTGAGACGGTCGGCTGATGGTCGCCCCTACCCTTGAGAGCGTGGCCTCGACCACGAGCACCGTGCAGATCGGCTTCCGCAACAACGGCCCCGCTGGTTCGAACTTCCTCGCCGAGTTGAACCGCGCGTCCGACTTCTCGGGCGACGACACCATCTTCTTCCGTGTCGACGGTGCCGCAGCTGGATCTGGCAATGCGTTTACCGCGGCGGGCCTGCCGAGCGGAACGCCCTGGCACGTCCGGCTGACATCGCTCGAAGGCGGCAGTCTGCGCACGCTGGTCGCGACCCAGCCCGTCACGCCCGCGACGGCGTATACCGGCTTTTCAATTGAGAAGGCGATGCTGGTCGTGCCTGAGCCGATCATCAACCTCGCCGGCGCTGCCAACGTGCCCGCAGCCGGCTATCCGCTCGCGAACATGCTCTCCGACAGCCCGGCGGCGATCACGCTATGGACCGTCAACGACCAGCAGTTCAACTTCGACACCTCGGGCGCGCCGATCGACACGATCGCGCTGCTAGGCACGTTGTTCAACGATGATGCGCGCTGGCGCGTGCAGGCATTCTCCGATGCGGCGCGCACGACAGCGATCTACGATAGCGGGGTCGTGCCCTTGCGTTGTAGCCCGACGCTCGGTCAACGCCGCGTCTATCACGCGCTGGCGTCGCTCGCCTCGCCGGTGGCGGCGCGTTATTGGCGCGTCGGCTTCAACAGCGCCGGCGGGACCGTGCCCATGCTCGTGCGCAACCTGGTCGTCGGTCTCGCGCGGCAGTCCATCAATGCGAGCCGCGGGTGGTCGCACGGATTGAACGACCTCGGCACAGCCGGCCGCACGCGCTTCGGCGATCCCGACATCGTGCCCGGCTGGCGCGGGAAGACGGTCGACTTCGAATTGTCCTGGCTGACCGAGCGTGAATATCAGACGAAATGGGCGGATCTACCGACGCTGGTCGGCACCACGAAGCCGGTGCTGGTGATCCCGAATTCGAAGCGGAACATCTGGCTCAACGATCGGATCGGGTACGGGACAATCACCGACTATCGAGCGGAGAACACGCAGGGGTCGCGCTACACGGCGTCGATCGCGGTCAACAGCATCTACTAGTGCCGCAACGAGTTAGCGGTGGCGGCGGGATCTGGCGCAAGTAGGGGTGACAGGTTCTGTCGTGGTGACGACGGGCGGGAGTGACTGTCTGGGCCACCCCGCCCGCCGGCCGTCCGCGAAAGGTCCGCGTCGACGAAAACGGATATGCCCGACACGTTTCGGCTGAGCAATCCCGTCAGGCAAAACCTTTTTGCTCGCGCGCAGGTGAGACGGAGCGACGATTAGCAGGGCGGGTCGGCTTCGGGGAAGCGGCGCTGGCGCAGCTGGCGGCATACCGCGCGCACCACCTGCTCGCCCGTCAGCTTCCACGCCAGATCATCCATCAGCGATGCGCGCGTGCTGCGGCTGCCGGCGTTGATGCCGTGGCGGTGCGCCTCGACGATCATCTCTTCGCGCCAGATCAATTCCAGCATCCGCTCCGCGTGCGGCATCCGCCGCCACCGATATTTGCGCCAGTTGGTCAGCGACCATGTCCCGTGCATGGCGCGCCCCGGGACTTCCGGGAACGCCCATATGTCGTAGGAATGGCCGCTGATCCACAGATCATCGCGCGGGACGAAGCGGGCGTGCCCGGTGGCGTATGGCGTCTGATCGAACCAGCGCTCGTCGGCGATCACCACCACATCGTGCGCCGCGCGCGTGAACTGGCGCACCTGCTCCGGCAGCCGGTCCAGCTTGTCGCGGCTCGACTTGATTTCGAACAGCGTGATGCGCTCGGTCTCGACCGCCGCCAGATCTGCGCGGCATCCCGCCACGACGAGCTCGTGGATGATCCGCGCGCCGGGCAGCATCTCGCGGATCCGCGGCACGGCATAGCCGCGCACCTCGCGCTCGGCAGCGGATCCGGCCATCAGCGCTTCGCCTCCGGGTTGGGACGCCCCAGCTTGCGGCTGGCATCCTTGTTGACCTCGCTGTGCTGGATGGAAGGAGACGAGGGGAGCGGCTTGCGCTTCCGCTCGTCCACCATGCGACGACGATCGTCGGTCACTCGTAATCCTCCCGCATCAGCTTGATGAAGTCGATCACCGCGAACCGAGCATTTGCGGTGGCGGTGTCGATGTCGCCGCCGCTGGTCCTCATTCCTTCGGTATGAGCAGCCGCATAGACCCGCGCGAGCGTCGACGGCTCGACGATGTTGTAGATCTTCTTCGGCGGCGGCGGCGTGAAGGGCGGCGGCATCGGCCCGGCGTCCGGCGCGCGGGGCGGCGGCATATGCGGCTTCACGACTGCACCTCGAAGACGTGCCAGACGAACGGCAGCTGATCGACGGTGCCGATGTAGGTCGTGGCGTCGTCGACAGGGTGCCCGGTGCCGGCGACAATGAAGTGGCGCTCGACCAAAGGCGCGCCGTCGATCACCTCCGCCCATATGCAGATCTTGGTGCCCTGCATTGCGACCCGCCTCGGTGTCGCCAGCGCCGGCATCTGCACCGCCTGGCGGACGTCACAGATGTCGAGCGGGTATTTGAATATTCGCTTCATGGTCTTCTCCTACAGCTTGTCGATATTGAACTGGTGGACGTCGAACGACAGCACCAGCACCTCGGGGTCGTCCTGCCAGCGCTGCCCTTCCGCCGGGCGCAGGCTGTCCCACAGCGCAGCGTATGCGCCGCAGGCGGACAGGAACGATACGCCAGCCTCCCACGCCTCATGCGGCAACCATTGGCCGGATGCCTCCTGAACCACACCCTCGGCGATCGCGTCGCCTTCGGACAGTTGCCACAGCCGCTCGGTGCGCACGCCGGTGACGACTAGCGTCAGCCGCGACGCCCATCGTGGCATGTGGATGCCGGGGATCGTGCGCCCGACCAGCCCCGCCGGCCGCGCGCCATCCTTGCAGCCGTAGTGAAACGCCGCACCCCAGCGCTCCCCGCCCTCCATGCTGTTGTCGATCTGGCCGATCGCCTGATCGGCGGCGAAGCGCAGTACGTCGCGCCCGTCTTCCTCGTCGAGCGCGGTGACGTGGGTGCGCTTCAACAGCGCGCGCTCCTTCGCGGTGGCGGCGCGCTGCACCGGCGGGCGCGACAGTTCCTCGGCGGCGAACGATTCGCGGACCCAGAAGCGATCACCCACCGAGGCGCGGGCGAGGGGAGAGGTGGCGAGCCGGCGCGTTTGCGTCTTTCGCCCGGCCAGCAGCGCCAGCACCATCGGCGCGCTGAACATGATGCCGCGGTCAGCCATCGGCCTGCGCCTTCTTCGCCGCGCGCACAGCCGCCTCATGCGCGGTGGTGATCGCACGCGCCTGCCGGCGCAGCTCGGCGTTGGCGATGTCCGCCTGGTACGTCACGGCGATCGTGCGGTACGCGGCGCGCACTTCGACCGGGTTGCGCTCGTTGTCGGCTTCGTCCTGCGCGCGCTTCAACGCGGCGAGCAGCAGCCGGTTCGGTTTCTCGTCGGACATCAGATCGGGTCTCCATCGGTGGTGGTGGTGGTGGTGGTGTCGAGCCAGACGTCGAGCGACCAGCCGCCGTTGCGCTCGCCGATCACCCACGAGAAGGGCGGGCGGATCAGCGCGCCGGCGCTGGTGGCGAGGCACTGGTCGAAATCCATGTCGCAGCCGTCGGCCTTGAACGCGGCCTTCGCCTGCTCAATGACGCGGTGCTTCAATTCCTCACAGGTCATAGTCGTCTCCCAGCACCGCGCGTCGTCGCGCCTCAAGAGCGCGATCATCGGCAGCGACCACCCGCTGCGCATCTGCCGCGATCTGCCCCTGCACGATCTTGATCCGCTCGGGCTTCGACAATCCCTTGCTGACCATCAGGCGCTGGTACAGGTCGCGATATGGCAGCGGGATGTGCGCCAGCCTGCGCTCCGAATCCTCGCGCGCCGCGCGGGCGCGCACCTCAGGCGGGCAGGTATACCCGCCATATTGCAGCCCGGTCCGCCTCCCCTGCTCGCGCAGCCGCGCCGCGTGCTCCGGGTCAGCCATCAGCTTGCGCATGATCCGCTTGCCGGCGTCGCGGTGCATCTTCTTGACGACCGGATCCTTGTGGCGCTCGACCTGCGTCGCCGCCAGCTTCGCGCGGCGCGCCGGATCCTGCGCTGCGTGGGTTACGCATAGGTTTCGTCGCCCCGGCGGCGGCGAGCGCCGCGCCAGCTGCTTGCCGCACACCTCGCAAAAGCGATCGGGCAGTCGGACACCCTGCGCCATCAGAAGCGCACCCGCCGGATTTGAGACATCGGCCACGCCAGCTTGAGATGCCCGACGACGAGATGCGGTGACGACAGCCCGTACAGCGACAGCAGCGATTCCGGCTTGAGCACCGACGCCAGCATCGTCGCCCCTTCCGGGAACAATTCCGGCTCGCCGCGCCCGGCGCGCAGGTGCGGGCACACCCGCTTCGCGTGCGTGGCGCAGGCCAGATGCACTGGCGATTCCGTCGTCATGTAAAAGCCCTCGGTCTCGTTGCCGTGCCCGAACCAGTAGCGCTCGCCCGGCTTCGTCCGCTCGCCGCAGACGGTGCAGCGCATCTCGGCGATCGACCGGCGCTGGCGCACGATATGCGGCTCTGCGAACAGCGGCTTGCCGACGCCCGGCTTGTGCGGCTGGTACAGGGCATAGCGACCCTGCGCGAACCGGCACGGGCGCACCTCCCATCCGGCGTCCTCGCCGCTCCAAGCGGCGTTCCACGGGACTGTCGTGCCGATCATATGTCACCGCCATAGGGGCAGCCGCCCTTCGCGCAGGTGCCGTGCTCAATGATGACGCGGCGCGCCACGGCGGGATCGCATCCGCACCGCGGGTTCGCCGCCTCTTCCTCGTCCGTGCGCTCGACGCTCGCTGCGATCAGGTGCGCCAGCGCAGCCTGCCCGGCGTGCGCGCGGCACATTCGCTTCCCGTCGACCACGAAGTCGGCGCGAGTGAAGCACTGGTCGATCGGGACGTTGAAGCGGCGTCGACGATCCGCCTGGCGCTGCGCCTCGATCGTGTTGTGCCCACGGGCAATGCGGATGGTGACGGTGCAGAGGCCGCGGTTAGCGCCGACCTCGGTCACGGGCTTGATCTTCATCGGTTGCTCCTATGGCTTATAGGCGCGGACGATCGCGATCATCCGCCGCGCCAGCGCCTCGTCGTCGTAGCCGTCTTCCCAATTCGGATGCGGCGCCGGCAGCATGTCCCGCAACGCCTCGACCAGATTGTGATCGGGATCGCTGTTTTCCTCGGCGCGCTCCTTGGTGGCGAAGCGGTGTTCACACCGATCGCACTTGCGCCGGCGATAGATCAGCCCGACGCGCGGGCGGCTGTCCGTGACGCTGCTATCCGTGCTGCCGCAGCTGGGGCAGGCAATGCCGGTCGTCACGCATCATCTCCCGGCGGCGGCGGCTTCGGCAGGTCGCGCACATCGAACAGGTCCATCAGCTTCTCGAGTTCCGACCGGCCGGGGTAGATCTGCTGATAGCGGGCGCCGTGAATGGAGAAGGTGCCGAGCAGCTGAAACACGCGACCGTTGCTGTCGACCGTCAGCATCACCACCCGATCAGCGCCGAGCACCTTCTGCATGGGACCATCCGGCAGCCTGCCGTCCGGCGTAGCGTGCTGCGGGCCGCTGCCGCGCGCCCACGCGCGCATCGTGTCGATCCAGTCGATGCCGTCGCTCATTTCGGCCCCCTCGCGAACAAGATGAAATGGCCCGGCGCGCGTTGCGCTTCTCCGATGGACGGGAAGGCGTCGAGCGTGACGCCATCGGGTGCGATCGCGATGTATGCGTGCCCGCGCTTCATAACCTCGCGCTCGACCTGTCGCGCAGCCTGAAACTGCTGATGCGCTCCCGCGCCGCGCCACCCGTTCCTGTGCAACGTCTCCACGATCTTATGCAGGTTCATCGGACGCTCCATTGTGAGGGGTGCAGGTCGACCACGCCGTCGAGGCCGACGCGGTACGGGTGCTCGCCGGGCGGCACCGGCTGGCTCTTCCACTGGCGGGTGCCGTAATAGTCGCGCTGCCGGCGCAACTGGTCGTTCACGCCATCCTGCCAAAAGGATCCGTCCGCCGGCCAGCTTTGCGCCTCATACTGCCCCGTGCTGCCGTTCCACCTGAACCAGATGCGCTCGGTCCGCCCGCGTGCAGCCCGGTCACTGGTGCAATTCTCAAAGCTGATCGACGTGCCTTCCTCGCGGCGGCGGCGCTTGCCCTTGCGGTGGCTCAACGCTCGTCTCCATGAACGATGATGTCGCCGTGATCGTGGGCGATCGCCGCGATCGCCGCAGCAACGATGGCGGGGGCGGGCTGCGCGCATCGGATCGGGCCGAGCCGCGTGACCCACGCATCGCGATCGGAAGGATGCCAGCGCGACCAGTCCGCTTTCAGGGCGAAGCCATCGAACGTCACCTGCCCGTCATCGCTATGGAAGATCGTATCGGTGAGCAGGAACCATCCCTCGGGCGCGAGCGAATGCGCGGCATCGAGCGAGCCGGTGAAGTCGGGCGCGCGCCAGATCGGCTTGCCGTCCGGATAGATGAACGGACGGTCAGGACGCCACACGACGCCGAAGGCATCGTCGGCGAAGCCCAGCACACGCTCGTAATGCTCCGGCGGCAGCGAGAAGAGCGTGGCGAGATTGCCGTTCAACATGGCGTTGCTGCCGCGGCGCTGGCGCATGATGTCGATGCCGAGTTCGGCGGCGGCGCGGGTGTATCCGGTCAT